TCATTCTCCAATTTGGGCCTTGCGCCGCTTGAGCTGGTCGCGGAGTTGAGTGGGGAGGCTGCTGATCTGCAGCGTGTCGCGCTCCTCGTCGTACTCGATCCTGGAGCCCAGCAGGTGCGCCTCGAAGCTGATCGACAGGCCTTCGGCGCGGCCGGTGAAGCGGCGGAACTGGTTGAGGGTGCGCTTGTCCGCCGGGATTTCCGGCGACAGGCCGTAGTCCTTGTTACGGATGTAGTCGTAGAACGCCCGCGGTTGCTGGTCGTCCATCAGTTCCGAAAGCGCGTCGAGGGTCATCGGCTCGCCGATGCGCGCCTGGGAGGTGGCGTAGTCGACCAGCGTCTCGGTCTTCTCGCGGGCCTGTTCCTCGGCCATGTCCTCGCTTTCCACGAAATCGCTGAAGGCTTTCAGCAGGGTGCGCGTCTCGCTCGGCGAATCCACCCCTTCCTGGCAGCCGATGAAGTCGCGGAAATAGTCGGAGACCTTCTTCCCGCCCTTGCCCTTGATGAACGAGATGTACTGCTTCGACTGCTTGTTGTTGCGCCATTCGGAGATATTGATCCGCGCGGCCAGGTGCAACTGGCCGAGGTCCAGGTGGCGCGACGGGGTGACCTCCAGCGACTCGTTCACCGCCACGCCTTCGCTGTGGTGCAGCAGGGCGATCGCCAGGTAGTCGGTCATGCCTTGCTGGTAGTGGGCGAACAGGATGTGGCCGCCGGTGGAGAGATTGGACTCCTCCATCAGCTTCTGCAGGTGCTCGACCGCTTCGCGGCTGAAGCCGACGAAGTCGCGATCGCCCTCCAGGTACTCACCGAGCCAGCCGCTGAACGGGTAGGCCCCGGACTCGCCCTGGAAGAAGCCCCAGGCCTTGTTCTTGGCGTTGTAGCTTTCGTTGAGGTCGGCCAGCAGGTTCTCGATGGCCTGGGAGTCGCCCAGCTCGGCGTCGCGCGCGTGGAGCACGGCCGGGGTGCCGTCGGGCTTCTTCTCGATCAGGTGGACGATGGCGTGTTTGATAGGCATCAGAAAGACTCCTGGTTCAGGAAACGCTGCCTGTCGGCTCGACGGAGCAGGGCGCGGGCATTGAGCTCGCCGCGTGCGTCGCTTGGCGTGGAAGAAATGAAGATCGAGGCGCAGCCGATCTTGCTGAGCTTCAAGTGGCCGCCTGCGGAGCGGTCGACGCTCCAGCCTTCGGCTTGAGCGAAGGCCACCAGCCGTCGAACACTTTCCCGGGCGCCGCGAAGGAAACTATGCATTCGTGGTCTCCTCGCTGTTGAGCTGCAGCCAGGTCTCCATCTCTGCAAGGGAGCGGGGAAGGCTATCGGTGGCGGCGGCATCCAGGAGACGTTTCACCAGCGCCTGAAGGCTGCGACGATCGCTCTGTCGGCTGCAGGCCAGGTCGTCATGCGCAGAACGCAGCATGCGGACCTCTGTGCGCAGTTGAGTGCATACGTCGTCAGTTGCTACTGGTGCCGTTGACGCGACAGGTGACCGCGACCGTGTCCTGAGGCGGTTTTCCCACTCTTCCCTTGCTGCCGAGAAGCGATGGCCACGACCTACACTCCAACCGCTGGTCCAGTAGCGCGACTTTCCGCAGTCAGGGCAGGGCTGTGCGCCGCTGCCATCCAGGTGATAGCCGCAGTTCAGACAGATCCACGAAGGACCTTCACGCAACTTGAGCTCAAGCATCAGCTCGACTTTCTGGAAGTGCTCGAGCGGCCGGTAGGCAGTGACGTCAGGCATCGCGCGCTACCTCCTTGGGATTTCTACAGGACAGCGCCCAGCGGCTCTCGATGCGCTTTTCGTGGTCGCCTGCCTGTACCGGCATACGGGTGATGTATGCGTTGTCCTCGCCAAACAGTCGTTCGGCAAGGCGGGAGGCTGCCACCTTGTCGCTCCAGGTGCAGGTCGCACGCTGCTTCTGAATGGTATTGGTCCAGAAACCGGCACCATCGAACTTGACGATGCACTGATAGGTCTGGGACGCCTTCATGACTCGGCCTCCTTGCTGAGTGCATCACCGACCTGAACGGCCACCAGTTCGGGCAACTCCGGCTCATGCCCGGGATAGTTGTTGGCCAACTGATGCAGGAACTCGCGCGCGGCGTCCTTGCTGCCTGCAATGCGGAACACGGCGGTGAGGTGCTGGGAGTCCTGAGTGCCGCAGCAGAGGTGCGGCACCAGGCTCACTTTCAGCGAGCAGCTGAACAGGTGTCGCGGGATCCATACCGACCAGAAGTAAGCCGAAAGCAATTGCCCCGGAGCGCGCGTAGTGACCACCAGAGTCCTGGCCTGGGTGGTCGAGATTTCGATGTACCCCAGTTCCTCCAGCTCACGAAGCTCTCGCTCCATCGAACTGGGTGCGACCGTGCTCTCGTCCCGCGAAAGGCGCGAGATCACTTGGCTGAGGGCGTCCAGCTCGATGGGGTTGACCCCAACGTGATTGGCATGAACCACTGCCGAGTCGGTGAACGCGGCCGAGGCGTGGATACTCGGAAAGCGGGCTTCAGTGTTCATCAAAGACAGCCTCCAACTGATGGACGTCGTAGCTTCCGCAGCAGGGGCAGACCAACACCTCGGCTTCTCCTTCTGGGGTGTTCTCGGCGGGGAGAACCTGGCGCACCAAATGGTGTGGGTGGTGCTGGTCACAATTCATGCACTGGTGGGTGACCAGGGGCTGGGAAGTGTTCATGCATGGGCTCCTTGCCAGGTCCCCGGCGCCAGGTCGGCAAAGCGGGTCTGGTTGGCGATGAAGGCGGTGTGGACGGTGCCGATCGGACCGTTGCGATACTTGCCGATGATGATTTCGGCGATGCCCTTGGCCTCGGTGTTGGGGTGGTAGACCTCGTCGCGGTACACGAACATGATCACGTCCGCGTCCTGCTCGATTGCGCCGCTCTCTCGTAGGTCCGCGCAGTTCGGTCGCTTGTTCGTCCGGTTCTCTAGGCCGCGATTTAGCTGGGATAGAGCTACGACGGGACAGTCCATCTCCTTGGCCAGCGCTTTCAGCGAGCGGGAGATTTCCGAGATCTCGGTGGCTCGATTCTCCAGGCCTGGGCAACTCATCAGTTGCAGGTAGTCGACCAATATCAGCGCGGGGTGTCCGTACTTCCTGGCCGCCCGGCGAACCTTGGCGCGCAGCTCTGTCGGCGTGAGGTTGCCCTGATCGTTGATGACCAGCCGGCTGCCATAGTCGTTTATGCGCTGGATCGCGCCAGACAGTCTGGGCCAATCCTCTTCTTGCAGTTGGCCCTTCATCAGCTTGCCCAGGTCCAGGTGGCCGAACAGGGCGGCAAGCCTGAACAGCAACTGCTCTGCCGGCATCTCCATGCTGTACACCTGAACAGACTTCTGTTGGTCGCTCTGGAGCGCGGTGTCGACCAGGTTGAGGGCAAACGACGTTTTGCCCATCGCGGGGCGGGCACCGACGATGATGAGATCCGACTTCTGTAGTCCGCCGGTGAGTGCGTCGAGATCCTTCAGGCCAGTCGGGACCCCCGTTACCGTCACGTTGTTGTTGAAGCGGTAATCGATGGTGTCGACGATCTTCATGAGGCTCTTGTTGATATCGACGAAATCGGCGTTGTGGTGGTCCTGGCCAAGGGCGAACAGCTTCTGCTCAATCTCCTCCTGAACCTCAGAGGGATTTGCCTGGTGGTTCGAGGCGGTCCTGGTGCAGTGGTGCCCGAGAGACATCAACTGCCGCAGGTGCGCCCGATCGCGAACGATCTGCGCGTAAGCCTCGATATTGGCCACGGAGGGCGTGTTGTCGGCGAGCTGGCCGAGGTAGGCCAGCCCGCCAGCTTCTGGAAGGTCTTCGATCGCTTCCGACACAGTCACGACATCAAACGGAGCATCCTTCGCGGCCAACTCGCTGATGGCGATGAAGATCAGCCGATGCTCATGCCGGAAGAAGTCCTCCTTCTGCAGGTGATCGCCGACAATGTCCCATGCCGCGTTGTCCAGCATCAGGCCGCCGAGTACCCCTTGCTCCGCCTCGACGGAGTGCGGCGGCGTAAGTTCCAGAACACTCACTTCGAGTCCTCCCGGCCGATCTGCAGGAACGTGCTTGCGCTGCCATCCGGCGCGCCGATGATCTCCAGCGCTTTCACTTCCACCTTGGCGGACTCGATGATCACCGAACCCACATGAGCCACCGCTTTCGCGCGCTCGATATCCAGGGGCTTGTCTTCGTCAAGCAACCCTTCGATGGTGGCAAAGAGGTGATTACGCAGATCCTCAATCTTGTTCTTCATGCTCGACCTCCTGAATGGTGCGCTTGAGCTTGCTGATGACGCGGATTGCGCTCTTCAGCTCAGGTGGATAGCGATGGATGGAGTTGCGGCGCATGCGTTCGGCCCGGGTGATGATCTCCAGGTTGTCGATAACGACGTTCTGCTTGTTGTTGTCCTTGAAGCAGACGCAATGGCCGGTTGGGATGGGGCCGAAGTGTTCTTCCCAGAGCAGGATGTGGATGCCCTTCCAGTCCCGGGGGGGATAGCCGGTATCCGAGATCTTTCGTTGCAGGTAGCCATCAGCGCTGACCCGCGTGCTGCCGACTGGGAGCCATGTGTGGGGCTTTTGCCCCTTCTTGAACTGCGTTTCTGGTGCGCGTCCTCGCGCGGGCAGCCCCTTCATGCCGCAGTTCCATGGGGTGTTTCCCTTCTTGAACCGAGTTGCGCTGCCCCAGTCCTGCCGGATCTTCTTGGAGAACTCGGGGCTTTTTTTCAGCCCGAGCCGATACGCTTTGGAGCAGATCTGCTGGAGCGTTTTGTTCAACCTGGCTGCCAGGACCTCGTTCGGCATATCCGGATACAGGCGCAGCAGCACCAGTTCCTGTTCGGCGGTCCAGGTTTCGCGGATGCAGCGCTCCTCTCGGTTGCTGAATTTGCGGCGGGCACGCACAAGGGCCTCGTAGGCGATGGTCGAGAGAGCAGAGCGAGTCATCGGGAACCTCCCTGCTCGAGCGCCCCCTGAACTTGCCGGCTGACGCCGCGGTGCAGGCGAGTGTTTTTGCCGTGCTCCCAGCCTGCTTGCAGCGAGGCCTGGTCATAGGCAAGGGCCTTCGTAAGCGCCGCCGGCTCCAGGTACTTCAACGCCGGATGGTGTAGTTCGAGGTAGGCCTTGATGGCTGCTTGAGTCGACTCGTCCGGCCTGCCAGCAAAGTCACGTACCAGCGAACGCACTGCGAGAAGCCAGCCTTCGACGAAGAGCTTGCTGCGACGACGCTTGGTCGACAGCTTGCAGCGCTTCTGTTGGGCGACATGAGCCGAGCGCGCCGCCACCAGTTGGTGGTGGAGCGTAGAGTAGGCGTGAGCGGCCAGCTCAGGGCCGATCCCTCGGCCCATGAACTTGAACGTCCAGCCCGCTGGCATCGCGTATGCCGCCAGGTAGTCGCAGCCGAAGGAACTGGCGCAGATCCCGGCCAGTTCATGCAGCCATGGGGCAGGAGAGCGCCTGGTTCGAGTGGGAACGCACGCGGTTTCCACCGTGTGGGCCGAGATCTCCGCATCGCTGAGGTCGAACTGCCGCTTCAGGATCGCGGCCTGGCGCAATGCGGTTTCCGCCTCGTTCGGCGTGGCCCCCTTGGCATTCGCCAGGGCCATCAGCTTCTCGACCTTGGCGAGGACTTTTTGCTTGTCCATTACGCGCCCCCCTTGCAGCAGGTTGAGCCCTGCTCGGTGGCGGAGCGGTCCAGGCGCTCGATCTCGGCCAGCACTAGGGCGCCGGCGCGTACCAGGTTCTCGCGCGCCGACTTAGGCTTCCACCACTCTTCGTCCCAGGGCCAGAACAGTGCAGAGCCATTCCGAATGCCGCCCGGCCAGTCGGTGCCGATGCCGCCGGCATGGAGCGCGTAGCAGCCGGCCGCCAGGGCGATCAGGCCAGCGCTAGCGTCGTCGTTGCTGGTATCGAAACCTTCGACGGTGATCTGGCGCCGGCGCTCGGCCTGTACATCGAGCCAGGCCTGCGGAACAGGGGAGAGGTTCGAAGTTGGGTAAATTCGGTCTGTGGCCTGTCTTACCCGATCGACAATAGCCAGGGCTGCTACGTCGCCCAGTGCGACCTCCAGGGCGGCGAGCAGGTTGGCCATCAAGAACTGCTCACGCTTGTCCGCGTGGTTTTTTGCGCTTGGGCGTCTATTCCAGTCGATCTGTGCTGAATACCTCGCTGTTACCGGGTCTGGCTCGCAGTAGGACGGCCCGATGTGAACCTGGCAGTCCAGGCATTCAATGGCACAGTTCCAGGCATCGGTGTCGAGCAGCTCGGGTTCCAGCATTCGAATGTTCGTGCTGCCGCAGAGCGGGCAGGGCTTGAGCTTGGGGTCACTCATGGCCTGCCTCCCTGCCCGTCGTCGGTGCTGGGCTTAGCTTGGGAGGAGCCGGCGGCGAGCATCTCGGCCAGCTCGTTTTCGGTGTCCCAATCGATCTGCTGAAACACATCCTTTATCGCGTCGAGTGCCGAGCGGCATTTGTTCCAGTTCGCGTACACCTTGTCTTCGTCGTAGATGTTCCGGCCCCGGTACGCATCGACCTGCTCAGGATCGAGCTGCGCCTTGATGGCGGCGAAGTGTTCGAGGCGGATCAGGCGGTAGCCATCAGGCACGCTGTGCTGAGCCTTGGCGGGCGGGGCTGAGCCTGCGAGAACTTCACGCACCTTCTCGATGCCATGCATCACCGTGGTCGGCCATGAGCCATGGTCGGCAGCGTTGACCACTACCCGCAGGACGTGCTCCAGCTCCGCGACCCTGACCTGGGCGACGTCGCCCTGATTCAAGGCCTTGGCACAAGCCTCGCTGAGCAGGCGCTCATGCTGTTCTGCTGCCGCATCAAGATCGATTGGGCTGAGGCTCTCTGCGAGGGGCCTCACGTACTGGCACACCGGGCCGTTCTCGGTATCGTGGATAGACAGCACGAACCAACCGGAGCCTTCGGGCCGCGTTGGGATCCACTCGCTGTATCGTTGGTCCGATCGTGCAGAGTCGTAGAGGCGAGGCGCATCCGACTCCATGAAGACGGTCTGCAACTCAAGGCCAAGCCGGCGCAGCGTTTCCTGCGCTTCGTTGGAAGAGCAGTTGTCGGCCAGGTCCGGATAGTTCGGATGGGTCCAGAAGCCGAACTGATCGCGCTCGACCAGGTGGGCCTGAATCATAGGTTTCATGCCAGGCCTCCCACGCTCATGCCGAGCACCGCACTTGCCTCGGCGGCCAGTTGCTGGCCTTCAGTGCTTGATGAGCTGCCGACGAAGAGCATCAGCCGTTCGATGACCCTCACAGTGTCCTGCGAGGGTTGGGCGAACTCGGCCAGGTGATCGATGGTAGTAGCTATGTTCCAGATCGCCCTGTTCATGTCCCGCTGGATCACTTGGATCGAACTGGCATTGGCCGCGATGGCCAGTTGCGATTTCGTCTGCAACAGTAGGTCGTGGGCGATTTGGAGCAGGGCGTTCTGCAGGGACTGTCCACAGGCACGCTGCTGAGCGCGAACCGGAGCGACCAGGCCCTGCAACATCGCAGCACCTTCAGCCTCGATTTGCAGATTCTCGGAAGCACCTGCGGCAGCGCCTGCTTTGGCCATGTAGCCTTGCACGTAGGCGTCGAACTGGGTCTCGGCGATCAAGCTCAGGAGGAGGTTGTTGCGGTTCTGGAGGTTCATATGAGGCCCTCCGGAGCCGATTGCAGAGCGTCTTTCCAGAGCCGAAGGGTTTCCTGCTCCTCGCTGGTCAGAGCGATCTGAGCGGTGCAGTCAGCGACCTTCTGCTTGATGACGCGCAGGCGCTCCTCGACTTCACTGCCATCGTCGTAGGCGATTTCGTCGGTCAGGCTTTGAATGAATTCACTGCGCAGACATCCTACCCAACTGGCGAAATACTCGGCCTCACTGCGCCAACCGATGTCCCTCTTGGGGCGCTCCAGCCAACCTTTCAGTCTTGAGTGGAGTTCTCGGGTGGAGTACAGGGGATCGAACACCTTGGCCCGGTTGTAGATCAGCGCGATCTGCAGTATTTCCAGCCGCTCTTCGAGCGTGTTTGCCGGAAGCGGGTAGTTCGAGGCGACCAGTTGCTTGGCCAGGCGCCCACGCAGCTCACGCCGTTTCTTGGCTTGTTTCTCGTCGCGATCACGCTTTTCCTTCGCATGCTCGATCTGCTTGTTCACCGAGTCGAGCAAGCGCGCAGCGTCTTGTAGGAGCTGCTTTTGTTCGAAGCTCAAGTAGGAACCCAGCTTCCCGAACAGGTCGGTACCGCCACCAGTCAGCTTGCGTATTTCTCGCGCAGCGCCGGTCAATTTGGCCTGCTGGCTCCGAAGGTCGGCAGCACTGCCGAACTTGTCCAGTTGCAGCACAAGTTCCGCGTCGACGTCGCGGGCTTGGGTGATAGGAGTCTTCGTCATGTCAGCGCCCTCCCTTGACCAGTGCTGCAACCGCCTCCGGCGTCAGCGCCAGGAAGCGGTCAGTCCACTCGGGAAAGACCTCGATGGCCAGGTTGCGGATGATTTCCAGCGCGGGCGCTGATGTGCGATTGGAGGGTTGCCGCGTTTCGAGGCGGTGCGCTGGTAGCCCGCGCGATGCTGCGTTGCGAAAAACGACTGCATCCGGAACAGTCGTTTCGAGCACAGAAATGTCCTGATGCTCATCGAAGATGGCACGCACATTCTCGTGAATTGCCCGGGAGTCATTGGTCTGGTCCAGGCAGTTGATGACGATCTGAACCTTGGGGATCCGCATGCCAAGACGCTCATAGGGGCGTAGGCCGTCGAGCATTTGCATGGTGCCGCGGTTGAACTCACGGGCGGTAAGCATGTTGGGTTGGAGGGGGGAAACAACCAGGTCCGATGCCAGCACCACCATCTCGAGGAGAGCAGAGCGCGCACCCTGGGTGTCGATCAGCACCAGGTCGTAGCCTTCTTTCAGAGCGGGCATCAGGTTCGCCAGGCGTAGCCGGCCATCGGGCGCCTGGAGCAGTAGGTTGTTGAGCTGATTGTTCTGGTCGTTGGAAATCACGACGTCCAGATTGGGGATAATCGTCCTGGAGATGATCCTCGCCGGGTCCGTTATGTTGGCGGCGAGCAGGTCGTAGATGCCGCCCTGGGCAACTTCCGGAAGCTCGTAGTACGAGGATAGGGAGGGCTGGACGGGGTCCAGATCGATGAGGAGGGTTCGTATGCCTGCATCGGCGCAAAATGCACCGAGGTTGGCGGCGGTGGTGGATTTCCCTACACCACCCTTGGTGGATACAACCGAGGTCGCTTTCATTGAGATAGCCTCTAATGGGGTCATTAGAGGCTGCTCAGCTAAATCGGTACGGGGCTTTAAAACCCTTCCTAGAGAGACCTAGGCCAATTGTCTTTTAACCAATTGGTCGTAGGTTCGAATCCTACACGACCCACCATTTCTCTACGGCGTGTTGCATAGATATAGAAAGGGGTGTTACGCCTTTTACTTGTCCAACAGCCGTATGGGCCAAATATGAAGCCCGTATCGATGTGATATCAATATGGAAAAGCCCACCTATCTAGGTGGGCTTTTCTGTTTCTAAGGACCTGAAACCATTCTGCAGGCGTAGCAAACGTGACCTGCTCCCCAACTTCAGTACCACGCTGAACTTAGTAGAGTCCGTTTTCCAAGCAGGAGACGGCAGTGCAGAAGCGTTCTTCTCGACTTCCTCAAGCGGGTCGAGGCCAGTGTACCGACCGAGCTGCACGCCCAACTGGTGGAACTGGCCCAGGAGCATCGACGCTGTGGCTAACGCCGCCTGCACATCCTGCTGTGGCGTGCAGGTCAACCACAAGCGGATTTACCGGCTGTACCGAGCCGCCGGCTTGATGGTGAGGCGGCGGAGGATCGCGGTGGCGCGGTTTCGCGGCTACCCGCAGGCGATCCGCACCGACCAGGGCCCCGAGTTCACCGGCAAGGCGCTTGATCAGTGGGCCTGTCAGCGTGACATCAAGTTGAAGCTGATTCAGCCTGGCCAGCCCACGCAGAGCGCCTTCATCGAGTCATTCAACGGCAAGTTCCGGGGCGAATGCCTCAATGAGCACTGCTCGCTGGTCGAAGCCAGAATCCGTATCGCGGCTTGGCGGGATTACAACGAGCACCGACCACACAGCGCCATTGGCAATCTCTCCCCGGCAGAGTTTGCTGCGAAGTGGCGAACCAACCAGCAGCAGCTGAAGCGGGAAAAGTTGATATCAACCCCATAGCCTACTAACTAGGCAGCGGTACTAAAACTGGGGGCAGGCCAGTCCGAACTGATAAAAAAACGTCCGAAACTGGCAAAACCTTATGGCCGGTTTTCCTAATATTTGCTCCGAACCCTCGGTATTTCAAGGAGCGAACATGCATATCCAATCGTTGGGGGCTACTGCCTCCTCGCTGAATCAGGAGCCTGTCGAAACCCCGTCGCAGGCAGCGCATAAGTCCGCCAGCTTGCGTCAGGAACCTTCAGGGCAAGGTCTCGGGGTTGCCCTAAAGAGCACGCCGGGAATACTTTCCGGGAAGTTGCCGGAAAGCGTTAGTGACGTGCGTTTCAGCAGTCCCCAAGGGCAAGGGGAGTCCCGTACTCTGACTGACTCGGCAGGGCCGCGGCAGATCACTCTGCGCCAGTTTGAGAACGGAGTCACCGAGCTACAGCTCAGTCGGCCACCATTGACCAGTCTGGTCCTAAGCGGCGGTGGTGCCAAAGGTGCGGCATACCCGGGAGCAATGCTGGCGCTAGAAGAGAAAGGCATGCTCGATGGCATCCGCAGCATGTCCGGTTCGTCCGCTGGCGGCATCACCGCCGCCCTTTTGGCCTCAGGTATGAGCCCGGCGGCGTTCAAGACCCTTTCCGACAAGATGGATCTTATTTCGCTGCTCGATAGCTCGAACAAGAAGCTGAAGCTGTTCCAACACATTAGCAGCGAGATCGGCGCATCGCTGAAAAAGGGCTTGGGCAACAAGATCGGCGGCTTCTCTGAGTTGCTGCTCAATGTACTCCCACGCATAGATTCGCGGGCTGAGCCCCTAGAACGCCTATTGCGCGACGAGACACGCAAGGCCGTGCTCGGACAGATCGCTACGCATCCAGAGGTTGCACGCCAGCCGACCGTTGCCGCCATCGCCAGCAGATTGCAGTCCGGCTCCGGAGTCACCTTTGGCGATCTAGATCGGTTGAGTGCTTACATTCCCCAGATTAAGACGCTGAACATCACAGGTACGGCCATGTTCGAGGGGCGTCCGCAATTAGTGGTGTTCAATGCCAGCCACACACCGGATCTGGAGGTCGCCCAGGCGGCACATATCTCCGGTTCCTTCCCAGGAGTGTTCCAGAAGGTCAGCTTGAGTGATCAGCCGTACCAGGCCGGCGTAGAGTGGACAGAATTCCAGGATGGCGGGGTGATGATTAACGTGCCGGTCCCTGAGATGATCGACAAGAATTTTGACAGCGGGCCACTGCGGCGCAACGACAACCTGATCCTTGAGTTCGAGGGCGAAGCTGGGGAGGTAGCGCCCGACCGAGGTACTAGGGGCGGCGCGCTCAAGGGCTGGGTCGTCGGGGTGCCTGCCCTGCAGGCGCGCGAAATGCTGCAGCTCGAGGGCCTGGAGGAATTGCGCGAGCAAACCGTTGTGGTGCCGTTGAAGAGCGAGCGCGGTGATTTCAGTGGCATGCTCGGTGGCACCTTGAACTTCACCATGCCGGACGAGATCAAGGCGCATCTTCAGGAGCGCCTCCAGGAGCGAGTCGGTGAACATCTGGAGAAACGTCTTCAGGCTTCAGAGCGTCATACCTTCGCTTCTCTCGACGAGGCGCTGCTGGCACTTGATGACAGTATGCTCACCAGTGTTGCTCAACAGAACCCGGAGATCACAGACGGGGCGGTGGCTTTTCGCCAGAAGGCGCGGGATGCGTTCACCGAGCTGACTGTCGCTATCGTTAGCGCCAATGGCTTGGCGGGTAGGCTCAAGTTGGACGAGGCTATGCGCTCCGCTCTTCAGCGACTCGATGCGCTGGCAGATACTCCGGAACGCCTAGCATGGTTGGCAGCTGAGTTGAACCATGCTGATAACGTTGATCATCAGCAGTTACTCGATGCCATGCGCGGGCAGACGGTGCAGTCGCCGGTGCTCGCCGCTGCGTTAGCAGAGGCGCAGCGCCGCAAAGTGGCGGTTATTGCCGAGAACATTCGTAAGGAAGTTATCTTCCCCTCTCTGTATCGCCCTGGCCAGCCGGATTCCAACGTAGCTCTGTTACGTCGGGCGGAGGAGCAGCTACGGCATGCCACCAGTCCGGCGGAAATCAATCAAGCGCTGAACGATATCGTCGACAACTACTCGGCACGAGGCTTCCTGCGTTTCGGCAAACCCTTGAGTTCGACTACCGTTGAGATGGCTAAGGCTTGGCGGAATAAGGAGTTCACATGATTGATACATGGCTGGCACAGTGGGGCTTGAGACTTCCCTCGAGCAACGATGCCACGTTGCGGCTGCAACCGGCAGAGGGACCGGAACTGGTTATGGAGCGCCTCGAGGGCGGTTGGCTTTTCGTCGTCGAGTTGGGACTTGTGCCTTCAGGGTTACCGCTGGGTGTGATCTTGCAATTGTTACAAGTGAACTCTCCATTCTCATCCTTGGCACCGGTGAAACTTGCGGCGGACGATGCCGGTAGACTTGTGCTCTGGGCTGAGGCACGTGATGGCGTTGACGATGTGGATGCACTGAACCGCTTGCACGATAGGCTGCGGGAAGGACATTCACGATTAGTGCCATTGCTAGAGCCCACGGGTGAGTTGGTTCCAGCTCAGATACAAACCAGCGCGTTAGTGTTCGTTTGAACGCAAGGGGAAGGAGCGATACTGCCAATAAAATCCGCAGTTGGTAATTTCTCTAATAGATGGGCCACCCGAAGGTGGCCTATCTGTTCATGCTGCAATGAGTTGTCGTGCCAACACCATTTCTACCGAGCCCCATCCTGGTTCAACGAGCCGAGGCCCTCGAGGTGGGCTTTTCTGTTTCTGGAGTCCGGATATCCGATCCACAGCGCGCCAGAACGAGCGGCTGGTTTCGTGCTTTCGCCAGTTATATCGGCACTGGCAACCACAGTCGTGTGCCTGCCAGTCTGCTTCCATGCAGCCTGGTGAACAGGTGCATGGCTATCCGAGGATTTGTCAGTGGGCCTTGACTTTCATAGAGTGAAGCTCCTTTCCTCGCGACTGGATTAGTGACGCGATGCCGACCCCGGTTTTCATAAAAAGAACGGTACTGTTTGGCGACTGTGATCCCGAAGGGATCGTCTATACGCCACGTTTTTCATACTTCGTGCTGGAAGCGGTGCAGGAGGCGCTCGGGGTCTGGCTGGGAGGCCCGGGGCTCAGAACCCTCCTGGGTTTCAGGATTCTTCCCCCGGCGAGAGCGTTCTCCCTGGAATTCCTGCATCCGGTCACCTGGGACGACGAACTCACGCTGCGAGTGGGTGTGTCGAACGTGGGGACGCATTCTTTCTCGTTTTCAGTCGAAGGACGTCTTTCGCCGGACGTGGTGGCGTTCACTGCGAGTCTGACGCAGGTCTGTGTCTCCCCGGATACCCGCGAAGTCATGGAAGTCCCCGCGCAGCTCCGCGCGCTCCTCGCATAGAGACACATTCTGGCTATTCGTCGCGGCGCTGGCTACGGCCGGCAGGACGCTGCGAGCGGCATGCCGCTGACCTGCTCCGTGGCGCTCCGGAGGAGGGCGGCAAGCCGCCTTCCTTCATTTCTACTCGTTGCCGAGCATCGCATCCAGATCGCGCATGGTCTGTTTCTTGGCCTGGACGCCCTGCAGTTCGACGAACATTGCCTGGACGGTCTGCACCATGCGCGCAATGGGCATCTTGCCCAGCGGCAACATCTGGTTGTTGTCGCGGATGGCCGGGGCGCAGACGAAGGCGAACGAGCGTTGCAGCCAATAATCGTATTTCTCCGGGTCGATCCAGCCGTCGACGGTTTTCACGTTGGTGATGACGTTGTCGATGCGGCGCATGGCGCGCGCGTTGTCGAAGCGAACCCTGCGCTCCTTGCACTTGAACTGGACCTCGTAGGCCGTCAGCGTCGGCATCGACCGGTCTTCGAATAGCTGGATGATCTGCGCCGACTGGATACCTTTGGGTTGCTGCAAGATGCCGGTGGCGTTGGCGACGAATACCTCGTTGTTGTAGCGTTCGCCCTTGCCGTAGACGATCCAGTAGTCGCCGGTGCTTTCGGCGACCGCAGTCGTTGCCGTGCAGATGAAGGCGAGCGGCAGCAGCCAGCGCCGAGCATGAAGGAATGGTTTGCCCATGAGTTCGTCCTTGAATGTCTTGTTCCCGACCGCGGAGGGTCATCCAAGGGACGAATCATAGGTGCATCCCAAGGTGAGGGTCGACTAGCACGGATGAGCTATGGACGAAGCGGGGGAAACTCGCTCGGAGCTTGCTCTATTGTAGCGCGGCGCGAAATTTGGCGCGGATTTGCGCAATAAATGACGCGCCCTAACCGTTTCGCCAGCGGCAAAAGAATTTCAAAAGGTCAGCACAGGACGACGATATCGCCATCGGCTACCCGTTCAGACAGAGCGGTCAGCTTGCCGATGCCCTCCCGTAGAAATCGGCTGAGCTGCTCGATGCACTCGCGCTGGTCCTTAGTGAGACTGAACTCAGCCTCCATGCTTTCCATGAGATCAAGGCAGCACTGGTTGAGAAACCCCACTTCCAGTAGTTCAGCCCGCAACCTTTGCCTCAGTACCTCGTCCATCCCAAGGTTCCTATCTACTACTCGACATCAGACTTTCGGAACGTGGCAAAAACGAGAACGCCATCACAACTACCTATTCAGGTAGTGGATACCGCGCTTTGATCGCCTGGACAGCTGCGACCCATGCCGCCAGGTCCGGCTCGGCGCCAGCGGCTATGGCGTCAAACTCGGCCTCCAGGCGCAGCGGGTCGGACTCGGTGCGATAGGCCTGGCGCCGCAGCTCCTGGACCTCGGCGAGGAGGTCGTCGGGATGGAACGCCAGGTCGCTGACCGGGACGCCAGCGAGTGCTGCGGCCTCGTCCAGCGTGCCATCCCATTCCGCGAAGAACTCGCCTTTCAGTAGAACTCGTTTCATGGTCATGCGCTTGCTCCGTTGATTGTCAGGATGGGTGCAACATGGATACCCGGATCGACGAGGCCACCGAACCACGCCGGACAGGCGAGCGCGATCTGAGCCCCTGCGGCCGCGTAGATATACGGGCACGCGTTGTCATAGCCGTTATACGACTGCATCGAAAACCTGAGATGCACCCACTGGCCCGCCGGCAACACAACTCCCGGAGCGGCCACAGCCCCATTGATCCAAAGGCGATGGGTCGTATAGGGCGCAGAGGAGATATGAGCCGAGCCGCTTTCGACACGCAGCCACATGACGACAGTCGCCCATGCGCCCGCGTTGAAAACTGTTTTGCTGCCGTTTGAGCAGCATAGATACCGCGTAACCCCATCCGCGCCGGCCGAGCCGGTAGTTGTCTGTGTCCCCGCTGTCAGCACTGTCGTGAAGAACTCGACCCCGTACCTTGAAACGGATGTCCAGGTGCGGCCCATCGCAGCCAGCAGTGCTTGCACCCGCGCATTGAGCGCCGGCCCTGCCCCACCATTTGTGCTGTTGTCGAATGCGAACTTTCCCCCATCTGCGAGGCTGGCGCCGTTCCAGCCATTGATGAAGGTGCTTGGAGTCCATGACGTTGTGAACATCGTACTCAGCGGATTGGCTGCGGTTCCCGCGAAGCGACCCATGTCGGGCATCAGGTTCATGAACGGCAGAACGTTGAGCGCCGATTTCGCCGCCGATCCCAGCTCCGCCCAAACACCGTTTTCGCGGGCATATGGCTTTCCATCGCTCGGCGCGTCGGCCATTCCGCCCACCAGCTCAGTCCAGGCGCTGCCGGAATACTCATACGTCTTGACCTGGCCGCTCGGCGTCGTCTCGTTCGCCACCTGCACCCGCCAGCCCAACCTGGGCGGCATGTACTCCCAAATGGGCGTGGTCGCACCCGTTGCCCACCAGCGCGCTAGGCGGTTCTGATTGGAGCCGGCGCCAGTGAAAATGTACGTGTCCCCCTCGGCCTGGCCGGTTGTGGGCAGTGTGGCGACGCGCCCCTTGACGACCGGTTGGCGCAGGAAGTCATCCCAGCGCAACATGCGGATCAGTTCGTTGTAATGCCCCTCACCGGGGGCGCCACTGATCAGCAGGCCGGTATTCGGTCCCATATAAAGAGTCATTGTGCTAAGCCTCCAAGTTCCTCGCCGAGGCGGAAGCCAAGGCCGTGTCGTTCGATTGTGATATCGTGTTGCTGCCAGCTCTGCAGACCGTCGCGAACGCTGAACAGCACGATGCGCAGCACCGGCAGCAGCCCATGCGCTATGTCGTCCTCCAGCGGGTAGGTCCAGGTCGTGCCGGTCAAGCCGGTGTACGACTTCTTCAGGCTGGAACCGCTGTAGATGCTCAGCGTGTATGTCGTGCCAGCTTCCAGCGATATGCTGCTCGCAGACGAGTCAACCAGTTGATCGGCCTGCAGCAGCCGGTTGCGGTGCGCCCACGACACGGTCAGCACACCGTAGGTCTTCGTCGGATACGCCACACCACACACCAGCACCCGGCCAGGCGCATAAGGCCGCGCCTGGCGCTGGTTCATTCGCAGCGAGTCGACCGGCGCGAGGCTCTCTGCGAGCGTCGCCGAGCTGGTGCGGCTCAGCAGCTTCACGTTCACTGTCTCGCCGGTCACGTACTCACGCGTGTCCTCTGTTGCCCAATCCTCGTAGAACCAGATCAGCGCGCCGGCCTCATGCGGCGCTGGCACCGTATCGACGCATCCCCGCGCGAGCACCGCGGTGCCGGCCGCGGCGTTGATCGCGTCGACGCGGAAGATCTCGTCATCGATCATCGCGGCCGAGCCCACCTCGACGAGGTCAAGGTCAACCCCTTGGACAAGCGTGACGCTGACGCTGGTCAGGCCCCGGCCGATATCTGCTGAGATCGTCGCGACCGGGCAGAAGTCGCCGGACGTCCGCTCTTCGAACGATGCAGATCCCACGCGGCTGAGCAGCGCGTAGTTCATCTGCAGGCCGGACGGCCGCATGCCCAGCGCCGCGAGGATGCCTGTCTCTGGCTGCAGTTGCGCCAGATCTGCATCGCTCAGTGCCGCCGCGAGATCACGGTACGGCGCCTCGATGAGCCTGCGGGTCGCAATGACCCGCGGGGTGCGGTCGGGCGGGGTCCAGTTCGGCGGCTGGACTGCGGACGTCCCGGCTGCCGGCAGTCCGAACACGTCTTCCAGCGCGGTGATGGCGATGGTGCCCCTCGTGAGGGTGCCATAGTCGATCTTTCCGGCGCGTAGGACGATCAGTTCGATCCCGCGCTTCCGGCTGCGAACGCAGAACACGTCGCCGGGGTTCAGCGCATAGGCGCGCCGATCGAGCCGCAACTGGAGCTTGCGGATAGCCGACGTCGACACGTTGCAGTCGCGCGCCGCCACCCTGCCGGCCAACTCGCCGGTCGGTAGGCCCGGATACTCCTTCGTCGTAGTGATCACGCCGCCGGCCGCGCGGATCGCGCCGGCATTCTTCGCACGGGCACGCCGGTCGGTGTTGGTGATCGGGTCGTGCCACACGACGACGAACTGGTTCGCCGTGCCGTCGAGCGATGTGATGCTGTCTTCGTCGATCCCGAGCAGCCCGCTGTCCTCATCGAATACGGGCAGCGTCGCGACGTCGTAGTCGTCACGGATCAGCCGCAGCGTCCAGAGTCCGGTCGAGCGGGAAAGGAACTGAGTGGCGCCAATGTGATCGAGGACGGTCTGCTCGAAGTTGTCCAACTCGTCTGCCACGCGAAACTTGAGGCACAGACCAAAGCCCTCGGCGAACAACGTATCTGCGGCCGTGCGATACGAGGCCTGGTCCAGCAGGCCGCGATCTTTGCCGCGGCCCCAGTCGCGGTTGGTCTGGCATTCGAACAAGATGTGGGCGGGGTTCATCGCCTTGACCTCGCCGCCGGCAAGGCTGATCACGGCCTTCTCGGGATACCAAACTCCACCGTCCCATCCGTTCAGCGCGCGCCGCCACCGGCTCATCCAGGCTTTCGGGTACTTGTTCATCGCGCAGAGTTGCCCGTCGAAGAAAGCAGTGGTGACGCCACGGAACGCGGGCACCAGGCCACCTACCATCGCCGCCAAGCGAGGATTCACGGATTGGTCCGGGGCGCCGAACATGACGTCTAGCGGCCCGGCGATGCCACCCTCCGCCTTGTCCCCACCGAACAACTCACCGGCCTGGATCTGGATGGTCTGGTTGCTCTTGACCGACCCCTTCCAAGCGGTACGGTCGCCGGCCTTGATCTCGACCATCTCGTCAAGCGGGCCTCTCGCAAACCCCATGAGAATACCCATGTAGTAACGCCAGCCCATCGTTTGCGCTTTGCTACGGCCGCCCATTTCCCGCCTCCGCACGAGCGTGGTTGACAAGGCGTAGGGCCAGCTCGTCGCCGGTAGCTTCCAGCACCGATGCTGGCACTCCCTCGGCAACGAACCGGTGCCAGTCCAGGCCGTGGGCGTTGAACCAGGCCCTCGCACCGGATACGCAGTAGCCCGGTCGGCTGGTCAGCCCTGGCACACTGCGCAGATGCGCTGTTGTGATGATCAGATCCGTCACTTCTTCGACCCTTTCGATTTGACTGCCTTCATCCGCTCGTTACCGGTACCGAGGACGATCCAGTCCTCGATCCACACATCGCCGAAGATCACGTAGTGGCCAGTGCCGTCTTCGGTCTGAGGCAGATCTTCGGAAGTCAGCGCCTCCGGTTTCGGCTTCGGCGCTTTCGCAGAAGTAGCGCTGCTGATCAAATACGACGCGACCAGAATCGCGATTTGCACCCACATGGATGACTCCTACCACCAGGGATCGCCGTCGAACGGCGACTTGCCCGGAAGGAATGGCACTGCACCGCAGTTCGCTGTGTTGTTGAACTTGTCGTTGCAGGTTTGGATGAGCTGATCACATCCGGGGAACGCGACAGCCCGAGTACCAGGAGCCAACAGCGAGGTGCCACCCACCAGGACCAGGCGGTTGCCGGTGTGCTGCTGGATACCACGCTGCTCGATCACTCCCTGGCCGCTGTCCCACTCGACGTAGCCTCCGCGGAACCAAGCATCGGGGTAGCCGCCGATCGCGTTGCCGGCCCCCGTCACGCTGTTGCCATCACGCAACTCGACGGTGAACGGCACGCGGTATTGCTCGCGGTCTGCCCGGCAGTTGTGATCGAACACCGTGTAAGGGCACTCACGTCCCCATGCGAGGCTGATCGATGTACGCGGTTCTGTTCCGAGCAGCCGGCACTTGATCTGCACCCGGCTGTCGGCCGGCCAGTTCACCTCGTCGATCCTGCCCATCCACACCACAAGCCCCTGCGGTTCGTTCCAGTGGATGTCCCAGACGGTCAATGTTGGAGCCTTCGATGGCCGAGCGCCCCGGTACAGCTGCGCGACTTCCAAGTCGCTCGGGCCAGTAACCGTCATGATGTCGGCGCTGACCTGGCCGGTCATGCGCCGTCCATCATCGCTCACAGGCCGCGCCCGAAAGGTCATGTTGTTGAACTCGATGTCTCGATTCGCTGTTGTGTAGGTCCAACGGATCGGGCCGAGGCGGAAGTCGTACAAGCTGATCGCCTGGCCATCGGCGAGCGACCGCTCGCGATCACTGAAGCTCATCGCGTACTCCTCGGAACACCGTGCTGGCTGTGCTGATGCCGTCGGTGTCGGTTTCGTGGGTGATCTGCACGCTGTCGCTGTCTTGCCGGCAGAGGGTCATGAACGAGATGCGCGCAACGTCGCTCGGCCGGACAACTGTGCCGAGCGCGCTGTCGATCGCCATGCGCTCGACGTCGACGTTCAGCTCACTGACGTCGAGGATGCGCCGATGGAAGACCTGCCCGCCGTACAGCTCGATGCGGATATCACGCCGGCCGGGCGCATCAGCCCTGAAGAACCTCGCCAGGCCAACCAGCTCGACATCGAGGACGGAACTGGTCGCGGCCACTGTGTCGACCAGCACCAGGTCGGCGGCATGGGTCGGAATCCAGATCGCTTTCTGTCGGCCGCGCAGGGCGTACAGCAGGCTGCGCAGCGCCGCGTGCTCCTCTCGGCCCTCGGTCTGCCAGCGGAAGCCATGCACCGGGAAACCGACCCCAGCTTGGTCGGCGAATTGCGGCAGGCCAGTTTCGTTGTCCAGGACATCGAGCAGGCGCTGATACGACAGGGACAAGTCTTCTGACTCTTCGGGCCGACGATCGAGGACAGGCCAGCCCCGGTACGTTGCCGTCGGCATGACCTCCAGCCAGTCGCTGCTGTCCATCACCAGGAACCGCGCTTGTGCGCTGTAGAGGGTGTCGGTCAGCCGAGTCAGCGCCGGTTGCTCCGTCAGCTGTGCGGTGCGAATGGGGTACAAGCGGGAGCCGGCCGGCCAGCGCCGCTGAACCGGGCGCGCAAGCTGAATGGCCGACGCCGCCAGGTCCTGGATCTCCACGACCTCGTACTCGAATGCTGACTCACCGCGCAGCAGCGCAAGGCCCCCAGCACGAAAATCCCGCCAGCGGGTGTCGCACTCGACCGTTTGTGCGCCGGCCACGGTGACGCTTGCCAGCAGCTGGATGTCCGGCCACACCGGCAGCGCCCATATCCGTCCGCCCCAGCCGGCCAAGCTGAGATCGAGGAGCACTCGCTCGCGCCCCTCTGCGTAGAACTCGGCTTCGAATGAACGCCGGGGTGACAGGCGCAGCGATCGCCGTTGCTCGACTCCCGACGTACTGGTCAGCAGCTCGGTCAGCCACTCCAGCGACTCTTGAACACCTTCAGCCCAGTCCGGCGCGAACGTCCAGGCGATGATCCGGTTTCCGGTAATGACCAGGATCAACGGCTGTTCGTCCTGCAGTTGCCAGACGATGCGCGCGTCCACTACCGGCGGTCCATCCGTCGACACGGCCACAGTCCAGATGCGCTCCTGCAGCGCCGCGAACGGCAACGGCGGAGACGGCTGGCCGGCCAGGCTGATGCCATCGGCGGCGTCGCGATCGATCCGCGACAGGGTGCGGGGCGTGAAGTGGGCGTTCCAGACCGAGACTGGGCGCTCCTGTACGCTCACGACGTTCCCCAGATCCAATCGGCCAGGGATCAGCCAGATGCGGTTGTAGAAGTTCTCGGCCAGGTCGGACTGGTGAACTGCCGAGTACGCCGAGTGAATGACGTCAACCGGCTGGTGTGCCCCATAGCTGCCAGCCAAGGTCGAGGCGCTGGCCGAGCCCAGGGTGATGTCCTGGTTCATGTCCAGAGTGGAGATGTTTGGCGTGATGCCGGCAACGATCCCCTCCACAGGCTTCGGCACCTGGAACCCCGGAAACGTCGCCATTACTCGACCACCCGGAATGCATACCCGACCAGCGCGCTGGTGTTGCCGAAATCGTTTGCTGTTCCGCGCTGCAGCAAAGGGAAGACGCGCCAGGTGTCGGTTCCGATCGTGATCGAGTCCCCAGGCGCGAGGAAGTCCATCCGGCACAGACCGAAATCAGGCGCTTCGCCGATGTACCTCGAACGCTGCTGAGCGCCGAACGCATAAATTGCACACGGCACAACGTTGGTCGAGCTGTTCAGCTCGTTGGCGCTCGCGTCGATCAGCCCCACGTCGGGATGGTACTGACTGCTGTAGTTTCCGCGACCGGGGCCGACGACGCGCCGGGAGACGTTCGTTGTGTAGTCGAACGGCAGCCACTCCGGCGAAGGGCCGCCGTCAAGGCTGTCCAGCCGCAGCACGCTGCCGCCGCCACTGTACCGAATGTGGTAGCCATCGAAGGGGTGTGACGACCAATTGTTTGTCAGCGCTTGGCCAGGGGTATAGATGAACGAGCCGCAGACATACTGACCGCCTACATATCCCACACTGCGCTTATTGAGCGAACCGACCAACACAGGCCGGAACTGTCCGGCAGCGATCTCCACATGCAGGTGCAAGTAGGCTGCTGTGCCAAACAGGTGGTAGCGCGAGTACGGCCCGGCACTGAGCTGGGCCTCGGTTGGCCCAGTCGACGAATAAGGAGTGTTCTGTACTGAATTGCCCGGCTGCGCGTTCCACGCCTTGGAGTTGTCGAACCCTGTATTTCCGGTGAGTAGCCATTGATTGGTGCCGGCGTTGAATGACCAGTAGCCGTCGGCGTTGTGGCAGAGCCACTCTGATGCTGATGCACGATCGGTGACCCAGCCCAGGGTTTCAGCGTGGGCGCGGAGCTTGCCCAGCAGATCCGACGGGTTGTTCGCTGTTCCGGTGAAGTAGGCCATGTTCAGTCCGCCCTAATTGCGAAGAGCCAGGGATTGCCAGACCGCCACGCCGTCTGGAAAACAACGTGATCGACTCCGTTCTCGGTGATGACGTCTTCGGCGCCGGAGTTGAGCGTTGGCACGTAGAAGGCACCGTCGAAGTCACCGAGGTACCGGCGTCCCTCTGTTTCTCGGGTCACGAACGACAGCGCCTTCAGGGGGAACTTGCTGAAAGAGTCTCGGAGCTGGTTGATCACGCTTTCGCCACCGCTGCCGGTGTAGCGACCGCAACCGAGCGGCAGAAGGGTCCGATTGTTGTAGTCGGACTCGTTGTTGCTGTTCGATGCGACGGTGAAACCCAGCCAGCGGCCCGCCGGGTCGCGGACATAACAGCTGCGCTCCAACGGGCTGCTGATGCCCCGATGACGGTCGCTCACGTCGGACCAGCGGGCGGCGACGTCTCCGCGATACGACCCCACGACAGCCAGCGGATACGGGAACTGCGACGGCGGGCACGGCGGTAGGATGAAGCCAGCGCCGGCCGACTCGTAGATCGTCGAGACTTTCACGACGACCCAGAAGCGTCGGCCGTTGGCGAAGAACCAGTAGGGCATCGGCTGGTTCCAGCCCAGCAGTTGCACCCGCGGGCTGTAGTTGACGAACGCCGTCCAGAAGTCGCCACCCGGCGGCAGCGCGCCAGGATTGAACGCGGTACCGCCCATCAGCCGGACGTTGTAGTAGTCGAGCGCGGTGTCGCCGTAGGACTGGACGCCCATGAAGATGCTGTCTTCGCCGCCGAGGCCAGGAGCACGCAGGGTCACTTGGCGAATCGCGATCGCCGTCCCGGATGCGGGAATGGTGTTGTCGAAAACCTTCTCGTAGGCCTGGCCGGCTGCGACGAGCGTCGGGTGGGCGGTGAGGAACTGGACGAGTCGCTCGACCAGGTCGGCGTGATCAGCGGCTGTGCCGAATTCGGTGGCCATCAGTTGATTCCCAGTAGTTGTCGTGCTCGTTGAGGATCGCGGCTTAGTGTCAGCCAGAAGTTTTCCTGCCCAGCCTTACTCCAGGCGCCATCGACGATCCGTTGCGGATCGTCATAGACGTGGAGGTTCACGCTGTTTTTCAGGGTGGTACCGAGGTTTTTCGCAGGCTCTTGTAGGCGCGAAGCAGCCAGGCCCGGAGCAGGCATTGCGGGTGCGGGAATGCTGGCTATGCCGCCCGTCGCGTGCCGCACAGCGCCGGACCAGTCATGTAGCGCCGCCCAACCACGCTTGTTGATGTCCAGGAGCAGCGGGGTCATGCCCGGCTGGGTTGCGGCCGCGGCCCTGATGACGACTTCCTGATCCGAAAGCCAGGCTGGGATGCTGTCGCTTGTTGGAGTCCCAGGGCCGCGGACCTGGCCGCCCTCGGCGAACCCGAACATGCTTGTGATCGAGGACCACCACCCGCCACTACCGGCAGCCGCACCTGCCGCACCGGCACCACTGGCAGCGGCACCTGCTCCCTTTACCCCATTCGCCAGCGCAAGACTCCCGGCGGCACTCTGTAGAGCAGCTGCGCCAGTAACCAGCGTTCCTCCGGCCGCAGCCAGAGCCCCCGCAGCCGATGTCACGGCCGCGGCTCCCGTTACCATGCTGGTGTCTTGCTCACCTTGGCCGAACAGACTCATGAGCCCTGCTGTAGCCTTCTGGGCCAGCTGCTGCGCGGCAACGTCGGCCAGCGATCGGCTAACCGCCTGCAGGAACGAAACTGCGGCCTCCTGCAGCGACAGGGTGCCATCGGCGAGACCGCGCAGCGCATCCTGCATGCCGTTCTCGATACCGGATCGCAGAGCCAAAGTGAGCTGGTCGGCGGCCACGCGGGTGTTTTCGAGCTGCTGGCGGAGATCCTTCACGCGCTCGATCGCTGCCGGATCGCCAGTTGCCTTGGCCAGCTCTTCCATGCGAGGCACAAGTTGCTCTACCTCGTCGGCGGTGGACCGATGCAGGTCTAGCAGTTGCTGCCGCGCGGCCAGTTCGCTGACGAGACCGGCCTGCTGGGCGGCCTGAATACTCGACTCCTGCCGAGACTGCTCGCCGAAGATCCGGTCGACCTGGTCCTGGAGCTGCTGCAGCTCAGCCTTGGCCTTCTCGATTCCCATCAGCTTGCTGACCAGGCCGGCGCCTTCGGTGTCACCCGTGGCGAGCAGACGCTTCTGCAGGTCGCCGTACTTCTTCTCGATCTCGGCGCCGGCCGCTTCGACGGTTTGGCCGGTGGCCCGAAGGTAGTCCAGGTTGAGTTGCTTCAGGGTTGTGGCGTCTTTCTTTGCCTGTTCGTCGGCCTTCTTCTGCTTTTCTGCCGCATCCAGGGTCGCCCAGGCGGCGCGAGCGCGGGCTTCCAGGGCTCCTGTCAGATTGCGTTGGTCAAGCTCGTACTCACGCAACGCAGCCCGGCCCTTGCCGTAGGTCGCCGCTTCCTTCTCCAACTGCTTGACCCAGTCTTCGTTCTGTTTGGCCAGGCGCGCAGCGGCCTTGTCTTCGCCGCCTGATGGCGTGAAGGGTGTCTTGGTGGTGGGGCCTGTACCGGTGACCGTAGTCGCGGGTAGCGCCGCGACCTGGCCGGCACCGTTCAGCACCGCGTCACGCTGGTCCTGCCATTGCTGGATCTGCGCTTGTGCCTTGCTGAGTGCTTCTTCGTATCGCTGGATGCGCTTCTGGTCGTTCTTCTCGTAGGCATCGTCAAGCGCGGACTGGACCCGCGCCATGTACTCGGTTTCACGAGCGATGGCATCGTCCAAGCGGGGTACGTCATCACCGGCGGGACCGTTCACGCGCGCCGCAATCTCCTCCGCGACGAACTTGGTGACGTTGACGACGCCCGCAGCCCCCTTGGCCGCATAACCGATGGCAGTACCCAGGCCCTTGATCAGGAGATTCAGGCCCTCCACCACCGCCGGATCTTTCAGCACATCACGCAGATCTCGCACGGCCTGAGTGAAGGTGTCGATGAACCCCGACTCGCCAGCCTGGATCTTCAGGTCAGTGAATGCGTTCTCCAAACGGTTGAGTTCGGCCTGCAAGCCGGTGGCCGCTTTCTGTGAGGCTGGCCCATAAGCCTCCTGCAGGGCAGCGCCGAACCGCGGCAGAAACTCGGCCGCCGGGATCATGCCCTTTTCCAGCCACTCGCTGAGCTGCTTGGTGTTGGTGTCCAGAGCCTTGGCGGCAAGCGAGAACGCGCCGGGAACGCGCTGGCCGAGTTGCAGAACTAGCTCCTGGGTCTGGACCTTGCCCTTGCTGACCATCTGCTCCAGGGCGAGCAGGATGCCGTTGGTTTCCTGGCGGGTGAGGTGCAGCGCAGTGGTGGCCGAGGCGACGCCTTCGAAGATCGTGCGCAGGGAACCGCCTAGCTCTGGGGTTTCTTTCGCGGCCGCCACCAGGCGGGAATAGGCCTGGCTGGTGTTGAGCAGCTCCAAGCCGAGGCGTTCGGAGACCTCGCGGACGTACTCCAACTCCTGCCTCGCCTTCGCCGCCGACCCCGTAGCTGCCTCCATGGTGTACAACGCCTGCTGCCACTGCAGGTTGGTGTTGACGACTTCCTTGGAGAAGGACGCTACGCCGTACCCAGCTACGCCTGCCACCAACAGGCCCTGCACTCGACGGATAGCCGCTCCCATGCTATTGAGAGCCACGGTAGAGGTCCTGGCATCGTTGCCAATGCCATTGAGGACATCACGCCGCGCTCGGATTCTGTCCAAGGCGCTTGCGTACGCCGTAGCCTCAATACGACCAGCACGAAAGTGCTCGGTGAGCTGTCGTTCCTGGTCCGCCAATTGAGCGAGGGAGCGGTAAGTTGGATCAATAGCCCCGAGAAGCTTGCGGGCTGCCGCTTCCTGCCGAGAGGTCTCAGCAGCAGCGGCGGCTGCAGCTTCCGCCGCGCGCTTTTCCGCAGCGACCTGCTGGACACGGGCGCGCTCGGCGTTGTGGAAGGTGTTCATGGCGTTGGACTGCGCCTGAGCGCTATCCCTCCAAGCGGTGTTTCCTGCCTGGACAGCGGTATTCAGTCGCTGGGTGCTATCTGCCGCCTCATCTTGCGCAGACTTTTGCTGCAGCGATGCCGCGACCATTGCCTTGATTCGAGCAGCTTGTTGCTCTGCGGATTCGCCGACTTGGGTGATCTGACGGGATGCGTCGCCTGCGCGTTTACCTGTGGAGTCCAGGGATTGGCCAAGCCTGTCGACGGAGGCCTGGGCCTGATCGACGGCCCCGGTGGCCCCGACCTTCTGCAGATCCTTGCTGGCCTCGGACGCTTTGTCACTCACGCCATCCAGTGAGTGGCCGAGCTTGTCGATGGGCGCCTGGGCCTGATCAACGCCCCCGGTAGTCCCGACCTTCTGTAGGCCCTTGCCGGCCTCGGACGCCTTGGCACTCACACCATCCAGCGAGTGGCCGAGCTTGTCGATGGCCCCTTGGGCCTGGTCGACGGCGCCGGTAGCACCGACTTTCTGCAGGCCCGTGCCGGCCTCGGACGCCTTGCTACCGACATCCCTGATCGCGGCTGCCAAAGCTTCGACGGCAGCCTGGCCGTCTTTCATGTCGGCACGCAGCCGAAGGGCGATTTCGAGATCTCGATTTGCCATTTGCGAATCACATTCGGAGGAAGTACCCGAATGGTCGCGCGCGCAAGCAGTGAGGTCTTTTGGAAGACGCGAAAAAGCGGCCCGGAGGCCGCTTTCTATTTTAGAAGCTTCTGCAGGTGACGTTCAGCGTCCTGACCGCCCGCAAAAGCGAAGTTGACGTCGATCACCCGTTCAGCGCGTTCGCGCCGATGTCGTCGCTCCACCGCGTCGAGCTGCAGCAGGATTTGCCGACGAGTCATCTTGCCAATGTCGGCTACGGAGCCGTAGCCGGCGGCGACGAGGTAGTCGATGGCGTCTGACCAGCGTCCCGCTTCCTGGCCTGCTCGGCGATGGCCTGCGCCGTCAGCAGACGTTTCTCGGCGCAGCGCTTGCAGAAAGGGCCATTGACGATCCACCACCACCAGACCAGTTCATAGCCGTCGTCTGCACCAAGTCCGCGCATCCACTCCATATCGACCGAAGCGGCCTTGGCAATCAGATGAACCAGGACCGAGAAGTGATTACCCAGGAAAGAAGGAACCGCCTCGATGCCTGGCCAGGGCGCCCCCGCTTTCGCTTGCTCCTCAAGGTCGACCAGGATCGGTTCCAACAGAGGGAGCAACTCCAGCGACTCGAAGAACCCATACTCGCGCATCACCACGTCCCGGCCTGCAATGATTATCGTGCGGTCGGGGTTGATGACAGACAGGTCCTCTGCACCAGTGGCAGATTTCTTCCTGGTTACCTTCCGCGCCATGGTCAGGCCGCCTTCTTCTCGATGTATCGGCCATATCCACCGAGCATCGGATCACCGGCATTCAGCGGGTCATACAGGACACTGCCGGTCAACGGCAGATTGCCGTATTCCTCATGGATCATTGCCAGAGTTCCGACCGGGTTGAACTTGCAGCGGAACAAGTCGACCAAGACCGGCTTGCCGGTTTCGGTGTCGATGCCGTCCAGGAATAGCCAGCGCTCCGGAGGCCGTTGGGTGAACATCGTCAGCGCCACAGCTTCCTCGGACTCATAGGCGGCGCTTACCGCAGATGCTTGGGCAGTCAGGAACTCGATCAGACCGGCCGTGGCAGATTCGATCTTGTAGTCGGTTCCTGCGACGAGCGGAGTGCTCGACTGGGTGAGCACCAGATCGCTGATGAAGGGTTTTGCCAGGCGGAACACATCACCAACCGCAATCGGCGTGGGAAGCGCCTCGCCAGTTACCGTCACGCCGGGAATGGCGACCTGCTGCGCGTACAGCCCCAGGATCAGGTTGGGCAGTAGCCATTCGTCGAGCGTCAGGTTAATCGTCGCGGTCTTTCCACGGTCGAGCTGGCCGTACTGCAGGCGATTACCGCTGAAGCTCTCGGTCACGTTGGTGGTTTCGGTGGCCAACTGCAGTTCACAGGTCGGGGCATTGCCCACCCAGGTCTGCTTCAACGCCTTGCCTTGAGCACTGCGCTCAGCCATCCAGATCTTGCCTTGGAGAGAAATCAGAGACATGAGGGGTTACTCCTTCGCCTTGCCGGCGGCAGCGGCCTGATCGGCCGGCGCAGCAATGCGCTTGTGGCGGATCAACCATTCTTTCTCGATGCTGGTGACACTGATCTCGTCACCCGTCTTGCACTTCTGTTCACCATGGATGTGATCAGCGATCAGAATGACCTTCTCCCGCTTCACTTCAGCGGTATCGGCGACTTGCTTGGTGCTCATGGGTCTCTCCCGATGGCGTGTTGAGTGGAATAGATCTCGCCCCAGAGGAGCGTGGTGTCGTCAGAGTCCAGCACCTTGCCGGTAACGAACTGGGTTCCCCTGGCCAAGGGCAAACTGGGTACCCAGCCCACCATCGCGCCGCGAACCTGGTCGAGAATCGACTGGAGATCGTCGGCCGCATCGGCCAACTGGTCGTATCGGTAGCTGCGGACGGCCAGCACAACGCCGAACAGCGCGCCGACGCGCTGCCGGGTAGGCCCACCGCTATTGCCGGTTGGTCGCGGCTCACCGCTTTCCTCAGCGAGCAGCACATAGGCGGCCGGCGTTGGATAGTCCCGCAGCGCCTTAACTGCTCCGAAGTCCGCTGCCGTGCCGATCAGTCGCAACGCCGGCACCGTAGCGGTGAGGCGCTCGATGACCAGACGGTGATCGAAAGGAGCGTTGCTCACCGGAAGCTCCTCAGCTGCTGGCGATTGAATACGTTCTCGTCGGCATCGAAGCGAACATCGGCCAACATGGGATTGTTGGCGATCGGATCCTCGGCGCCGAGACTGAACGTGCCGTCGGCGACCATCTGCAGGAACTTCAAGGCATCCTTGTAGTTGCGCAGGATGGCGTCCTTGTCGTCTGAGATTCGGTCCTTGTGCAGTAGGTAGCGACCGATGTCGCGCACCCAGCCGGTAACCAGGCCAGGCACCGGACTCAGCGGCAGGCCGTAGCCTCGCTTGGCCAGGTAACCATTGACGATGCTTTCGGCCTCGGTCATGGCCTCGGTGATTCGCTCCAGGACGAGATCAACCCCCGCCACCTGCTCCGGCGTCCAGGCACTCAGATCTCCACCACGCAACGCGGCATCGAGGAGCGCGGAATCGACGATCTTCAGGTGCTGGGCGGTGGCGACTTGAGCCAGCTCCTTTGCACCAGGACGTTCGGCGAGGTGGACGAGAGTGATGTAGTCCATGGTCAGCTCACATCCTTCAGTGCAAACGAGCAGTGCTCGACGACCAGATTCGGATCATTGAGCAGTGCATCGACCTGGGCGTCGCTCAACAGCGAGAGTGCAATGCCGTGGCCTTCTCGCGTGAAACGATGGCCACAGCGCCGGAAGCTATCCGGTACGGAACGGACGAACAGTGCTTCTACCTCGTCCTCACCTGCCGCTCCCTTGGCGCTGGCCATTGGCTGCAGAGCCGCGTCAGGCGACGGAGCAGCGTCTCCGCTCTGCTGGCCGAGCTGGGCATCCTGAGCAATGGTCTCCCCTGGCTGCTCCACAACCTGGGGACCGGCGGAAACCCCAGGCGGAGAAGTGAAATCACCAGTAGACAGGCCTGTGTCCGCGCTTACTGCTACGCCGGACCGCTCCTCGGGTTGATCTGCAGTTCTTTTCTTACCTGCCATTGCACACCTCCGTCAGGCCGCCAGCCACGGGGTGACAAGCACGTCCACCACGTCGCGGTTGATATTGGTGGCTCCAGCCGCATTGCGTTCGGCCTTGACCACTTCCAACGCCTGGCTGCGCAGCGATGGCGGAACGACCAGGAGCTTCGGTCGGATACCGAGTCGTTTGCCCTTATCTCCACGCAAACTCTGCATCGCCGCGTAGACATCGTTGAAGCTGCTCGCATCCAGCGCTTCCCTGGAGGAGTAGGCGAGCTGCCACAACCCGAAACCGGCATTCAAGCGCGCGTCAACGCCGTATACGTACTCCTTACGCATGAAGACGTTTTCGTCTTTCTCGGCGTCCATGGTCACGAAGTTGTAGTCCTTCCGCTTCTGTAGGATCAGCGGCTTCATGATTCGCGTGGTGTCGAGCAGGAACCACGGTGTGCCGCTGCCGCCCTGGAAGTTGCTGACGGAAACCTCGTTGCCAGCCGCGCTAGTTACCGGGTGGTCGGTGTCGAAGAAGTACTGGCCGTCGTAGCAGGTTTGAGTGAAACCACCACTGAGCAGCGCGTAGACGAGTTCCGCCGGGTGCATCGCGGAGTCCTGGCCCAATTGCCCCATCAAGGGGGTGAACAGCCCGTAGCTGTCGTCTTCGATGCTCTCGCGAGGAACACCTACGGTGTTCTCGAAGGTCTTGTTCTTGATGGTGTAGTCGTGCACGCCCAAGTTCTGGATCACTCGGTCGCCGAGCCATTCCCGGAACGCGGTCGAGTTACCGAGCCACCCATACTGCTCGGAGGCATTACCGGACGTCACGGTCAGCACGAACTGGTTGAAGTCAGGCTGAACACCTGCGAAGGCATTCTGGAACGCCGCGCGGTAACCGATGAAGAGGTTCCGCAGGTTTTGCTGGTTGATAATCATCTGAATGCTGCTCCTTAGATCTCTACCCAGACACCGCCGTCATCCACATCGCGGACGACGCCGGCAACCGAGCGGGTGTCAGTGGCAGAGGTCTTGGCGACCGTCTGATCGTCGACGATGAAGCACTCCTTGCCGATGTCGGCGCGGGTGATCTGGTCGGCCGAGGCACTGTTGGCGAGCTGGAATACACCCCGGCGGGTTTCGATACGCTTGGCGCCGGCGGCGCCACCGGTGTTGTCGACCTGCTCCTGGGCGATACCGCGCGCCGCAATGGTGGTCGACAGCGCTCCTGGTACGGCGTTGCCCGAAGCGTCGAGACACACCAGGCTGCCGGCAAAGATCTTGGCGTTGGCCGCCACCGGGTCGTTGAACTGCATGCCGTCGCGGCGTGGGGTGTTGCGGTCTTTGGTCAGGGCCATGATGCTCAGGCCTCCTTCGCGGCCTTGAAGGCCTCAATGGTGATACCCATGGCCGTGCATACGGCCAGTTCGTCGGCCGTCAGCCCGGTTTTCTCGTCCGGTACCGGCGGCTGGCCCCGAGTCTGCGAGCCGGACAGTGCAGCGATCGGCTGTGCAGCGGAAAGGTACGCAGTAAGAGAGGCACGGTTTTCCTTGCCCAACTCCCGAGCCCACTTTTCCATGCTCTTGTGCAGCCGGCCGTCTTCCAGTGCAGTCGCGATCTCGGCATCCAGTTCCTTCTCGTCGCGTTGGCCGAGTCGGATGGTCAGCGCCGCGATCTCGCTCTTCAGCTCATCGACGACGGTAACGGGAACATGCTTGGCCGGATCTACTGCGGTCGCTGCCTTGGCTTTCAGCCCAGTGCAGGCTGCAAGCATGGCGCTGCAGGCAGCAGTGTCGTCGAGGCCCAGCTGCTTGCGCATCGAGGCCAGGTCAGTGGTATGGGCGGAGAGCGCGGCGATGGCCTGCTCCTCGGTGGTGTTCTCGGCCAGGCCGAGTGCGGCAAGCACCGCTTTCAGCAGTGGATTCACGAGCGGTTCCTCGTTGGATGGATCGATGGTCAGTTGGAAAGTGGCTGCAGCGCGCTCGCTTAGGGCTTGCATGCCGTCGATAGCCGGGTTGTTGGTGAGCGCTCCCATCTGAAGGTCCAGGACGTCACCCGTCACGGGGTCGAACAGGAAGACAGGGCTGAAATAGCGATACTCGCCATCGGTGATGTACTGCTTTGCACGGGCGGTTAGCTCGACTTGGGCGAACAAGCCCTGGCCCTCACGCCACTCCAGGGCGCGGAAGAAGCCAGCAGCGGGTGCCGGCTGCCCGTTTTCCTCTTTCCACAGGGTCTGGTGCTCGTAGTCGAGCACCGGAGGCGTTTTCTTTGCCGCGAACCGCTGCACGACAGCCGCTGCCAACGCAGCGTCAATATTCCAGGCGGGGACTTTCATTTCCCGGTTGTCGCGCGGCTTGAACTGCCCGGCCGGGGTTACCTGCAGGGTGATGAGATTGCCCTCGGTCGGCGCCTGTATATCGAAGCTGCAGGCGGCGAGAGCTATGGCGGCGAGAAGGGGCTTCGTTTTCATGGCGCCACTCTGTGCGCCAGACACTTAAGCTGTCTTTTGGAAGGGGCGAAAATCGTGCGAAGCGGAAATTCTGGTGGCTCAGGCAATTTCTACCTGAGCCACTAAGAGGAACCCTCTTCAAATCGATTTATAAACGCCGTTGCTGCGCCGATCCGCATTGGAGTGGAACCACGGCAGCCAAATGAACCATGAAAGGCCTTCTTGGCGCGCTCAGGAGCTTTCCCCGGAAAGCGCTCGATCGAGGTGCTTCTGTGCGATCGCTAGCAGCTCGTCATCGTCGCGGTTGCTGGTGCCTAGCCACGGCCGAGCCGGGATCTTGATAGTGTAGGGACCGAGGGACACCCACTGAGAGAAGTTCGCCCGACGTCTGTTCACGAACTGGGGGCTGACCTCGTTGGTCTTGGCGTCATGCCGGAAATACGCTTGCTGGCTGCGAGCCGCAATCTGTATTTCACCACCGAATTGATGAATCGCTGCATAGGCACGGTTGGACCCGACCGCCAGTTCGTCGTCGCTGGCCTGATATCGGATGGTGTTTTTCAGATAGCCATCGAGCACCAAGATCTTGTCCTGGTTCTTCCGCTTTCGCCGCTGATAGGTCGGGGATAACGCCTGCCAAGGCGTACCGTCAGGTGCGCTCTGGCTCTCGAAGCGTTCGTCCAGGGCAATGAGCATGTACTCGCCCATATCACGGAACATCGGGGCCGGGGAGCGCATGAGATCAGCGGCTGCCCTCAGCGCCTCAAGTACCTTCTCACTGCTGTATTCAAGGGTTACTCCAGCCACGTCACGTCTCCTGGTACAGCCGAACACCTTGGCGATATGGTGCCAGCGGTTGCTGCCCTGGCTGGACGACCGCGGCGCTCGCCGCCCAGCCGTTGGCGTCCAGCTCGACAACAACCTGGACGGGAGCCGCTTCGCCGCTTACCTGCAGGCTGGCCAGGTAACGTCGACGGACCACAGCCTTTTTCAGAGATTCGACCCAATCCAGCCGTACCCATATCTCTGCCGGACGCCGCAGTGCTTCAGCCGCCAGCATCAACCACTTCTTCGACATGCCGGATTCCGCTACTAGCAGATCACCGCCGGCTCGGCTGACAAACATCTCGCGCCCCACCACTACGCGCTGACCGACTACATCCTGGAAGACGGCCGGCTTATCCAGGGTCGCGCCGAACGGCCGCAGGAAGCGTTTGATCGCGTCGGCATCGAGCATGTCCTGGTCCAGCAACTGGTTGGTCGGAACAGGACGAGGCGCAGGTAGCGGGTCAGAAGCCGGAGTGCTTGGTAGACCGGCCGGAGGCGTAGGCCCGCCATTGCGAGGCTGAGGCACCGCAGTGTCCAGTCTGGCTTGGCCCGGCATGTACTCGAAGCCGGGATCAATGCCTTCTGGTACTTCGACCACTCGCGGCCCGTCTGGGCTGTTCTGGCCGATGGTCCGGGCCTGCCACACAATCGGTGGTGCCTCGTCCGGGCCATCCTTGCCCATACGGCGTAGGTCATCCTCGCTGAGCGCGCGCACGCTGCACTGGCATCCCCAGGCATTGATCGGGAAATGGTATTGCCACCAAGGATCGTCCCAACGCAGGACCAGGCCATTCCAGGACTCATGCTTCGGTCTCGGATGCTCAACAGCATCGCTGTGCAGGTATTGCCAGTAAGGACGTTCCTCGCGCACAGCCATGAGCTGCTCCAGGCGACCGGCCATGTAGCTGCTGCGCATGTTGGTCTCGTAGATCACTCGACTGCGCCAGTTGCGCCCGCCCCGGTAGCTCCAGCCGTACTTGGCGACGATACGGTCGAAGTCACGGCGGAACTCCTCCAGCGTAGTGCCATCGGCTATTGCCTTCTCCACTGCCTGACGGAAGTCCTGCACCAGGTCGTCGCGGTTGGCGCCGGCGACGACGAAGGCATAGTCATGCTCGCGGGTGTAGATGTCCGTCCAGGCGTTGGTCGGCAGATTGAGCTTGCGCCGGAAGAACTGGTTCTGCTCGGCGAAAGGCAGTGAGGTTGCTCTAAGCGCCACCGGCCACCTCCTGCAGGATCTCGACTCGCCCCTGTAGCGCCGCAGCGGCCAGGGCCTGCGCCATCGCATCCGCGTACTGTTCCAGGGTCATGTCCGGAAGCAGTTGCTCCAGGCCATCACGGATTTCATCCAGGCTGGATGCACTCTGCACCAGCGCACGGACTTGGTCGATCCATCGGTCGGTGGTCGGGCGGAGCGCGTCATCCAACTGCTGGTCGGCGGTCTTCGGCGGAGGTGTCTCAGCGGTGGCCACCGCTTTTCCCAAGGCACGTGTGGGTACCTGCGCCGGCGGTACGACCGGCTCGGTCACGGTCGCGAGCACTTCCTCGCCCTCGGCTGGCTCCGGGATTGCCAGGCGCTGTTGCGCCCAACTGCGAGGGATCTGCATCCCGAGCTTCACCAATGGTGGAAGAGCTGTGGCGTAGGCGCTGAGGTCTTCGGCCTCCTGGACGTCGAAGACCAGCCGGGGACAGCGTGCCCAACTGTCGACAAGGCCATTCAGGACGGCAATCGGGTAGACCAGGTCACGACTGAGTGTTTTCGCCAACAGTTTCGCGTCGGCGTCCCGCAAGTCCTTGCGTACCTCGTTGTGGACATTGCCCAGGGCGTTGGTGGAGGTCTTTCCATCTGCTTGGCTGGTCAACGTGCCACCGAGGATGGCTTTTGACTGAGTTCGTTCGCACCACTCGATCATCAACTGGAACGCGGCCGGATCGCCCTGGGCTGCGTTCAGAAAATCCAGCTCCATGCCAAGAGGGATGATCCCGGCAGCGTTGTGCCCAAGTGCGGCCAGGGCGCGCAGCAGTGTGAGCTTCTCTTTCTCGGTGGCACCGGTCGGGTATTTACCGACCCGCATGGGGATGCCGTAGATCTCCAGGAACTCGGCCAGGTCGCCTACCGAGTAGTTCTTGAACAGGTAGGGCCAGACCAGGACACGGAACAGAGCCGAGCGCTCCAGATAACCGCTCTTGGACTTGTGAACGTGCGTGATCCAACCGAAGGGTTGCAACGGCGTCCCTCCCGACGGACCACGCAACCGGATCTCTTGCCGAACGCCTCGCGGTAGTTGGAACCATGACTGGGGGCGATGGATGATCGCCTTGGGGAGCCAGTTACCATCAACGCGTTGCCAGCCGTCGAACTCCTGGCAGGCGAAGCCCTTGCCGATGGCGTCGGTGGTATCGAAGATTACCTCTTCAAAGTCGTCCAGACCTTGCATGAGGTTGTACAAGGCCGCCGCAGCTTCCTTCTCCTTAGCTGTTGCGTTGTCGGGTGGAACGATGTCCCAGTCCAACTGAGCCACCGCGCGGCGCCGCTTGGACATCTCGGCGTGGATATGGCCATCCTTCTCCTCCATATCTTCGAACAGCTCATATTGGGCGACGATGTCACCTTGCTCGGCGGAGTCGAGGAGCGAGGCAAGCCTTGAAGGCGTGAGTCCACGAGATGGGTGACCAGCGACCTCATGGTGCAGACTGGTCAGTTGGGCGGTCTGGGGCTCACGGATCTCGTTCAGGCGCAGCGGCTGGCCGTCGGGGCCGAGAATCCGGGTCATAGTCACCATGCTGAAGGCTCCGGTAGCTCGATATCGTTGTTGTGGTCCTGGACGTTGTCGAAGCCGCGGCTATGGCGTGGCAGCGCCGTGAAGGCGATCTCGCCACCCTCCATGTAGCTGGCTCGGACGGCCATGACCAAGGAAATGGCGGCGTCCCCGTGACGCTTGCCCTTGCCGCTGGCTGACTCCAAGTCCTTGGTGCGGCCTTTGTCGATGACAGGGATGCCTTTCTCGACCTTGATCGAGAGCAGGTCATCCAGCTCGGTCTGGTGCCGCGGGATCTCCAGGTTGAATGCCTCGAATTCGCCCTTGAGCTTCGGCATCCAGGTGGCGTACCAGGCCAGGTTGAGCTGCACCTGGTCGACCATCCCGGCGCCGTACTTCAGCGCAGCCTGCTCGGCCAGGTAGCCGCCGTTGCCGGTGGCGTCGAAGGCCAGTCCACTGAGTCGCGGCAGGCGATCGCAGATGAAGCGCATGATGTCGCGCTGAGCTTCGTAGGTGAGGTTCCGTAGCTCGACCTGGAAGGGGACGCGCTTGCGCAGGGTCGGCGAGATCGCCAAAGGCGTGAAGACGGTCAGGTCGCCGCGGCGCGCGAAGTCCTCGCCGAAGGTGTGGCGGTCCTGGTCGCTAAGGCGGGCCAACTCTGGCAGGAGGTTCTCTTCGCACCAGGTGCGAACCTCCGCCTCTCGCAGCTCTGGCGTCCAGCTCTCGAAGCCGGCCGGCGCCTCGTAGCGGTGAATGCGGATCGAGTGGTCGGCGACCATCGCCTGCTCGATGAGCACCCGCGACAGGTAGGCGCCGCCGGACTTTTTCGGGACGCAGCCGTACTCTTCCTCGGCCGACTCGATGTTGGGGGCGTTCTTGTACAGACCATCACGCCAGGCTTTCTCGGACTCGGGTGACCAAGCCTGGCCCGTGACGTAGCAGATTCGCTTGTACAGTCCCTCAGCAATCGCGTCATCGAGGGTGATGCGGTGGATGCTGTAGTCTTTCCGGCCCTCTCGGGCATCCTGGATGTAGGTGTTGAAGGGATTGTCGACGCCATTGTGAGTGCTGATCAGGCGCACCTTGTTGCCCCACATCGTCAATGCCAGGGCGGCCTTCAGCAGCTCCTCCAGGGACTCATGGAACGCTGCTTCATCGATCACCACGTCGCCCTGCAGGCCACGCAGGTTACTCGGCCGGCTGCTCAGGGCCTGGATTTTCCGCCCCGTTTTCGGGAAGCGGATCATGTAGGTCAGGATCTCTTCCTTCTTCCCTTCGTCCCAGAAGGTCTGCTCGTAGACGTCGGCCTCTGCCAGCTCGTTGAAAGCACGGGCGAACAGAGCACAGGCGGCGATGTACTCCAACGCCATCTCCTGCTTGCTGCCGACGTAGAAGGTGTTGCAGCCACCTCGGCGCCGCGGCTTGGCGGCATTGATCACGTTGCGCCCGGCCTCGGCCCAGGTCAGGCCGGTACGGCGGGACTTCTCCGCGATCATGATCTGGCTCTCGTCCTCGAACCAGCGCTGCTGGTACGGCAGGAAGACGGGCTCATTGGCCGGCTGGGCTTCGGAGATTTCCTGCGGCACGTCGACGCCGAGCAGCTCCATCTCCTCGGCCAGGTCGATCTTACGCGGGGCACTAGTCGCAGTAAGCCTCTTACCCAGCTCGGCAGTGGTTGCGCGCATAGCCATGTCAGGCTTTCCCCAGGAGGATGCCGCGGATTCGGTTTTCGAGCTGCTCGCTCATCCCGTCGCTGCCACGCTGCTCTTCCAAGCGCTGCTCCTGCTCCTGGAGCAGCTTCTCGCGGGCTTCGCGCTCGATCTGGCGGCGTTCCTCCATACTGGCTTTGCGGGCCTGCAGGACATCCTTGGCTGCCCGAGCCAGCTTGCGGACGTCCTCGATGTCGACCTCGTCCTCGGTCTGCGCAGCGAAGGCCGCATGGGTCGTCAAGGTGGTGATGGATTGCACCAAGAGCGCCCCTGCACGTTCGTCTGGGTTCTCGCCTAGCTCTTCCACCAGCAGGCTGGCCATTGCCTGCTGCTCGCGCAGGCGCCGGGTCATCTCGTCGAAGCTGACCTTGTATCGGCCGATCGCTGAACGGCTGGGCTTTTCCTTGCCCGGGAAGCGCTCTTGCAACTGCTCGATCAGCTCGTCCAGGGTCAGGCGGTTCTCGCGCAGGGAGCGCTCGATGAACGAACGCACATCCGGTGGCAGCTTGTCGATGCTGGACTTGCGGCCCATGGTCAGGCTCCCGGACGCTTCACGCCGTCCACTCGGGCGCGGCCGGCGGCCACGTCGGCGCCGCGCTCAGTCAGCTTCGCGACCAGCACTGCGCCGTTGCTGACGTCCTCGATCTTCACCAGTTGCTGCTCTTCCAACCAGCGCAACTCGCCCTTCACCTGGTCGCGGCTGGGGTCATGCCCCCACTGGCTGAGGACGGTGTGCAGTACCGAGCTATTGGCCTGGTAGGTCGGCATTTCCGCAAGGATGCGCAGGATCACCAGGCGGCGGTCCTGGCTGATGAAATCGGAGTAGTTGCTAGTCATGGGCGTCTCTCGCTGAGCAGGTAGTCATTGATGCGATCAACCGAGCGAGTCAAAGGGTCCAGCGCTTTGGCCAACCCCGACAGCTCGGCGCGCATGGCTTTCATGTCGCCGGCCAGCTCCGACAGCTGCTGGCTGTCCGGCAGGTGGAGCATCTGCTGCTCCAGGGTGAGAAGTCGGTTGTCCTGGGATGAAAGCCGATTCGTCAGGTGTTCGGCCTCGGCCTTGGAGCTGGAGCGACGCGCAGCAGCCAGCGAGTACAGGCCCACCGCCGCGGTGAATACGAACTGGCCGGCGCGCAGCACGAAGTCCAAGTCCATCAGTGAGTTTCCTTGTCGTTTACATCGAGCAGCGCATTCAGTTGCGCCAGGTTGGTGAGAGACCATTTCCCGTAATCGCGGGCATGGGCCAGGATGTCAGCCGCGCTGACACCGCTTTCCAGTAGTTCGGCGTCAGCGCCGGAGGCGGGCCAGGCCGTTTCTTGAGGGCTGGCGGCAGTTCTGCAGGCTGCTGGCGAGGGCAGATCGGCGCCGAGGGCGTGGTTGTAGTCCCGCAGCCAGCCGCAAGTGACAACGAAGCGAGGAGCAGGCACAGGGGAAGCACCTGGTGCCGGCCGGTATTGAGTCGAGACATGGGCGATACGCTCCGATAGCTGTTGCTGGAGGGCAGTGAACTGGTCCTGGGCTGACAGGAATCGCGCTTCCGCCTGATTCGCGCGAGTGACCTGCTGCTGGAACTGCAGGAAGTTGTCCTCAGCGATCTTGGCCAGCTCGTTGGAATGCTGCAGCTGCAGGTTGAGCAGCTCTGCGTCACCTTCGGCGCGAGCGGTGGCGTACCCACGGTCGTAGCTTGCGGAGCCGTGGATCACTACAGCTACGCTGTACAGCACCGCAATCAGCGCGATCCAGAACCAGTTGGAGCGCAGGAGACTAAGGATGCCCATGGAGCCCCCTTTGCCGACGGTACTTGCGCGCCTTGCGTTTTGCCCGAGCCACACCGGACTTACCATGCCGCTCGCGCGGCACTGGCGAGCAATACAGCTCAGGTGCCGGTAGGAAGTCGCGACTGCCTGCGAACAGCCGCTGAATCACCGCCAGGTCGAGGTAGGTAACGTTCAGAGCCAAGGTGATGCTGGAGGACAGTCTCACAGGGTGTACCTCTCTCCGCACACGCCGTCGCCCCACTGCAGGTAGATCCGCTCATAGCGAAGCAGGATGAGGCGCGGGTAGTTGCGGTTCTCGCGGAAGTTGGCGGCCGAGCGCCCGGCGTTGAAGCGCTCGACGGAATCGAACCAGGCCAGCTGGTCGGCGCCGGATGCCGAGGCCAGCCTACGGTCGCGATTTACCCACCCCTGGCCGCCGTTGTAAGCGGACAGTACGAATGCCCAGCGATCACACTCGCTGGAGGCCTGGTTTCGGTCGTAGAGCCAACGGTCGTAGGTGACCAGCGCGCGCAGTGCCCAGCCAGGATTGAACGGCTGATTGGTGCCGAGGGCGGCCGGATACAGGCCAGCGATCCACTCCGCGGTTCCGGGCATGAACTGCGCCAGACCCTGGGCACCAACAGGCGAGCGGGCATCAGCACGCCAACGGCTTTCTTGGTGAACCTGTGCGGCAAAGGTGGCGATCGGTGCCGACAGGCCCCATTCAGCATGGGCGCTGCGCACCAGGGTGCGCCGGTACTGCTCGGCGGCAGTGGGGATGCGATCCGTCGCGAAGGCCGGCTGGCAGGCGCTCAGCAGGCCCAGCAGGCCGAGGGTGAGCAGGCGCTTCATCCGAAGAAGCCTCCCCACCACACCAGGGCCGTCATCGCGATCACGTCGAACACGCGCTGCTTGAAGCTGATCACGTTGGTGAGGCCATCGCACGCATAGGACGTAACCAGGACCACAGCGGCCAGCACGATCCAGATGATTTGCGGGGCGCCCATGGTCAGAGCCCCAGCGTCAGGCCGAGGATGCAAGCCAGTACGATCAGCCCACGGCGCAGCCAGGCGCCCACGACAACCAGATTGGCTGAGCACTCATGCGGGCGAGCCACGTAGGGAAACAGGCTGCGATCGATCCAGTAACCGGCCACCGCGCCCAGGGTCACTAGGACAAGTTTGTAGGCGACGACCTGGAGCTGCTCCGGGCGAATCGCGGCGAGGATGATCAGCAGGACGAGGGTGACCAGCGTCCAGCTGGTCATACGCGGCGCGCGGCGGCGCCGGGGTTGCGGCGATGACATAACGATGCTCCCGATGGGGCGGCCATCCTTGGCCTGACTGAAGGTCCTACCTGCAAGCAGGTGTGACGATCATCCCCACGGGGGAGCAGAGTGTATTTTGGAAGGAGCGAAAACCAATCCGAGGGAAATTCGCCGCCTTGGCGTTCCGTTTTTATTGCCCCGTAATTTCTCGGTATCGCCGCTGGTACTCCTCGTAGGGCAATTGCATACGGTTCAGCTCGTCGAGCTGGGCGTCGACAGAACGCGCAGAAGCTGATGCGGGCCCGTCTGGGGCATAGGCGCGTGGTGGCGCGTACGGCTGCTGAGCTGGGGCCTCAGCCTCATAGGCATAGGTGCAGCCGCGCTGCATCTTGGCACCTGCCAACTGGGTCAGGCGCTGATTGGCACTGTCGACTGCTGCGTCCTTCTCCATCAGGTTGCCGATCCCGAAGTCGCCCAGGAAAGACAGCACCGAGCGTCCGTCGAACTCGCTCTCCTCACGCACGTGGGTCAGGAAGCCCTGAACCTTGGCCTGTTCCAGGTCAATCTCGCGGCAGCTCATGGTCTGCCGTTCGAAGTCAGTCAGTTCCGGCTGTCGGCCATAGTTTTTCGTGGAGCATCCGGCCACCGATAGGCTGACCAACATCACTGCCCCAAGCAGTACTTTGAAATCCATTCCTCCCCCTTATTCATCATCCTGCTTTCTTACCAGTGCGACGCGCGAACGCATCGCTCGTCGCCTTGAGTGCGGCCTGAGCGTCGGGCGGGCTATGCCGGTAGTTGTCCAGCAGGATGCGCTCGTCAGGTGCTAGCTCAGCGGGACTAGGCTGCGCTCCTCCTCCGGTCAGAATCCAGCCAGGATCAGCCCCGAAACAGCTGTGCAACGTTAGAAGTGATGCTCCGTCAGGCAGCGCCTCATTGCTTTCCCAGCGCGCAACAGTTTTGCGATTCACCCCAAGGCGCTCCGCAAACTCCCCCACGCCTAGTCCACCGCGTATTTGTCGGATCCGATCCCCGATGCTTTGAGGCATAAAAGTCCCTTGACTATGGGACTTTGATGTCCCAATATCAATTCACACCAAAGCACTGCACATGCATTGGTTTATTAGCAATCTTTCAGCAGATAGGAACCCCGTCATGAACGTCCCGTATCCGCTCCCCACTCGCACGCCGTACACCGGCGAGCGCGTTAAGGAACTCTTCCGCGCCGCCGGTATAACGATCTCGGCCTGGGCCGAGGCCAACGGCTATCCCCGTCACCAGGTGTACATGGTCATCAACGGCCAGTTCAAAGGCCGCCGCGGCACCTCCCATGAAATCGCCCTGAAGCTCGGCATGAAGCTCTCCGTCGAGCAACTCGCCGCCTGAGAGGAGTACAGCCATGCCTCGCTTTCAGCCGCCGGTCGAGCACATCGACCTGACTCCCGCTCCGATGGACACCTGGCGCGCCGCGCTCGATGCTCTGATCGCCTGCGCCCCTGGTGATACTTCGGACATCGCCTGGCACCTGGCCGATGCTCACCAGAGCAGCCTCCTGTTGGTGGACCGGACCGTAGCATCGCCAGGCGCCGAGCGCCTGATCGATCGCCTGATGCTCATCAGCGCAGGTCGGCTGCTCAACCATCGCATGAGCCGCGAAGAGGCCCACCAGATCAGCTTCCGCCTGCTTGAGCACGCTCGGCAACATACCGCAGCACACCAGCCAGATCCCGATGCGGCATCTGCCATGTCTCGCCCGACTGCGCGTCAGCCAGCGTCTCCAGGTCACAGGCAAGACCTTGCAGGTCAAGGCCGTGATCAATTGCCAGACGACGTGCCAGGGCAACAAACGCCGAGCGCATCGACGCATCAAGAACCAGGTGATCGGGGGTAGTCATGTCTGTCTCTCCGACGAGGGTGAATGTACCCCATCAGGCTGGCGTTGTCGCAATGGCTTTGCCAATGGTGAAAACAGCTATTTGTTTGGACGACGACTACTGGGGCTTCTGGAGCACCATCCAATGAAGCGCCGGAATTGGAAACACTGGGTGCCGCGCTCGCCGGCCGAAGCGCTGGACGGCTGTGCGCAGTTGGCCATGCAGCGCTACAACCGCGGGATCGAGCGGCTTGCCACAGACCATCTGTGCCAGAACAACGCCAGCACCCTCTACAAATGGATGGGCAATGGCCGCCTGCCGTTGACCATGGTGCTGTCATTGGAGAAAGCCTGCGGCCTGCCGCTGATCACCCGCTACCTGGCCGCCGCTCACGGCAAGCTCCTGGTCGACATCCCGGTTGGCAAGGCCTGCAACGCCAACGACCTGCAGCAACTGCAGGGCGTGCTGCACAACGCCACCGGCGCGCTGATGGCCTTCTACGACGGCAAGCAAACCGCCGAACAGACCCTGGACGCCATCCGCGCCGGCCTCGAATCCCTCGCTTGGCACCACGGCAACGTCGCCCAGGCAGAAACCCCGCAACTGGACTTTGGAGTGGCTGACGATGAGTGAGTCCATCAACCTGCAGGCGCTGCTGCAGCGCCTGGACGAGCAAGCCTATGAGCAGCTCTGCATCGAAGCTGCGCGCCTTGCCGAAGAGAACGAGTACCTGCGCACCGAGCTGACCCGCATGGAGGAATGTGCCGAAGGGTGGTGCAACGAGGCCCAGCATCTCCACCAGCAACTGGCGGAGGCCACCGGTGGCCAAGCCGCTATCACCCAGTCCGGCGCCTTGGTCGTCATCCCGATGGAGCGCTGCGCATGAGCACCGAAAAATACCGCTCCGAGCAGGTCCAGCGAACCCTACGGGTCATGCTGGCCCTCGCCGCCAACGAATTCCGGGGGCTGCTGCTGAAGGAGGTGGCGGTCGCCGCCGAGTGCGACGCCAGCGCCGCCCTGCGCGCCCTGGAAAACCTGCGCATCGCCGGCTTGGCCGACCGCAGCCCGCATGACGACAAGCGCTGGCTGCTCGGACCGCGCCTGGTCCAGGTGGCCTTTGGATTCGACGAAGCCCTGCGCCGCGGCCAGGACGAACTCAACGAGCGTCGCCAACGCTACACCCGTCTCCCGAACTAAGGAAATCCCATGGCCCGTAAAGCATCCCCCGTGAAAGTGGAACCCATACCTGAAGTCAACCAGCAGGCGTACCAGGCCGAGGCAGGCGCGCTGACCATGCTGGGCGACATTGCCCAGGGCATGCATGAGGAGCGCGACCTGGTCAACCAACTGCTCGGCCAAGCGCAGATGGCAGGGGCGTTCGAGGAATTTTCCCGAACGGTTCGGACTTCCAAGCTCGCTTACGTCAAGGAAAACAAGCTCTACCGTGCCATTGCCGGGAAGAAAAGTCCGAACGGTTCGGAGTTTTCTGGCACTTGGGACGAGTTCTGCTCGTTGCTCGGCATCTCTGTCGACAAGGCAAACATGGATATCGCCAACCTCCGCACTTTCGGCGAAGAAGCCCTGGAATCCATGTCCCGCATGGGCATCGGCTACCGCGAGCTGCGCCAGTGGCGAAAGCTGCCCGATGACGCCCGTAGCGCCCTGATCGAAGCGGCCAAGCAGGGCAACAAGGACGCCGTCGAGTACCTGGCCGAGGAACTGATCGCCACCCACACCAAGGAAAAGGCTGCCCTGGAGAAGCAGGTAGAGGATCTACGGGCGGACAACGAAGCCCTGGGCGAGCGCATGGCGCGCAAGTCCCGCGAGCTGGACGAAACCGTCCACGAACTGGAAAAGACCAAGCGGCGCATCCAAACCATGAAGGCGGATGAGGCCGAGAAAGAGCTTCGCCAGGAAGCAACGGCGATCGCCTTCGAAGCCGAGGCCGACATCAGCGGCAAGTTGCGCGAAGCCTTCTCCGTCATGCTCGACCACGCCGAAAAGACCGGTACCGACCCCCGCACCTTCCAGGCCGGTCTGGTGCGCCACCTCGAAAAACTGCTCCTGCAGATTCGCGAAGAGTTCCAGTTGCCCGACGGCGAAGCCCCCGATGACATCAGCGAATTCGGCTGGATCGAGCAAATGGGCAAGTCCCAGCCTGCAGGCGTGGCTGAGGACTGAGCCATGAGCGCCGTCATTACTCAAGCCCTGGTCGATCTGGAGCGCGCCCTTCGCGCCGCCCCACGCGGGCAGCGCGTAGAGATTGCCCAGTCGACGGCCCAGCGGCTCGACATGTCACTCGCCACGCTTTACCGCAAGCTGAGGGAGGTCACCGCAGACAGCAAGCCCCGCAAACGCCGGAGTGACGCCGGCACCAGTGCCCTGAGCCGGGAAGATGCCCTGACCATCAGTAGCGCGCTGATGGAGAGTGCGCGCCGCAACGAAAAGCGCCTGTATAGCCTGGAGGATGCGGTGGAAGCGCTACGGGCCAGCAAGATGATCCGGGCGGACGTCGTTGACGAGGACACGGGCGAGATTCGGCCGCTGTCCATCAGTGCGATATCCAGGGCTCTCTACAGCTTCGGGGTTCATCCCCAGCAATTGCTGCAGCCTGCTCCGGTAACGGAGCTGGGCAGTTGCCACCCCAACCACGTTTGGCAGATCGATGCCTCGCTGTGTGTTCTTTATTACCTCAAGCCCGGCGCCGATGAGCACGGTAACGGCCTGCGCGTCATGGAGCATGACCAGTTCTACAAGAACAAGCCGAAGAACGTGGCCCGCATCGCCTCCAACCGGGTCTGGTCGTACGAGATCACCGAGCACGCCAGTGGCTGGATTTACCTGAAGTACGTCATGGGAGCCGAGAGCGGCGAGAACCTGTGTGATGTGCTGATCGACGCCATGCAGGAGCGCGGTGGCAACGACATTCTGCACGGCGTGCCGAAGATTCTGATGATGGACCCAGGTTCTGCCAACACCTCGGCCATGGCCAGGAACCTTTGCCGTGCGCTGCGCATCCGCGTCATCGTTCACAAGCCCGGTGCCGCGCGGGTGACTGGCCAGGTGGAGAACGCCCGGAACCTTATCGAGCGCAAGTTCGAGGCGGGACTGCGCTTCCAGCCTGTCGCCGATCTGGACGAACTGAACGCTGCCGCCAAGACCTGGCGCGCGTGGTTCAACGCCGCGAAGAAGCACTCCCGCCATGGGATGACCCGCTCGGAGGCCTGGATGCGCATCCGTGAGCACCAGTTGGTGAAAGCGCCCAGCGTCGAAGTATGCCGCCAGTTGGCAATCGCCGAGCCGGAGAGCCGCAAGGTCACCAGCAAGCTGCGCGTCAGCTTCCAGGGAACTGAATACGACGTCTCGGTCGTACCTGGCGTGATGATCGGCGAGAAGCTGATGATCACCCGCAACCCCTGGCAAAGCGATGCCGCCCAGGCGATCACTTTCGACCAGGACGGCCATGAAGTCTTCCACGTCATTCCGAGGATCGAGGAAGACGAGTTCGGCTTCGACGTGCGGGCACCCATGATTGGCGAGGACTTCCGGCAGCATGCGGAGACGCCTGCGCAGAAAGCCCGCAAGGAAGCGGCCCGGCTGGCCATGGGCGTCGATACCGATGCCGAAGAGCAGGCCGCACGCAAGGCCAAGGCCATTCCGTTCGGCGGGAGGCTGAAGCCCTACCAGCATATCGAAGACGCTCAGTTGCCGACCTTCATGCCACGCAAGGGCAGCGAGCTGCAGCTCGACGTGACACTGCCCACCGTCGAGAGCACGCCACTGAGTCACCCGGCAGCCGCCAAGATCCTCCGGGCACGCCTGGATGGCGTCTGGAGTCCCGAGTCGATGCTCTGGCTCAAGTCCAACTACCCCGACGGGGTGCTGGAGGACCAGCTCGACAGCATCGTCGAGCAGTTGCAGGCGGCGCCCAGCCGGCCCGCGCTGCGCGTTGTGGGAGGTAACTCGTAATGCTGAAGCTCAAGGAAGTCCTGGCCAGCCTCGGCAAGCCGCAGACCGATCTGGCCCGTGCGGTCGATCTCAGTCCGGCGGCGATCGCTCAACTGATCAACCACAGCCAGTGGCCGAAATCGCTGGACCAGCAGCAACTGGCCTGGCGGATCACCGAATACCTGATGGCTCAGGGCGCGCAGTTCGACACCGTGCGCCAGGCCTTCGACGAAGTGGGGCCCCGGCGCGCCAACGCCGGGGCCCCTGCAACCCCCGAAGACGCTCAAGAAAACGAGGAGTGCGAACCCATGCTAATGCGCAAACAGGTATTGCTGCCAGCCACGAAGAAGGCTTTCGACATCCGTCGCGACCCCTTCGACGAACTGCACAGCGCCGACGACATCTTCATCAACGCTGATATCCGCTATGTTCGCGAGGCGATGCACCAGGTCGCTATGCACGATGGTTTCCTGGCAGTGATCGGCGAGTCAGGGGCGGGCAAGTCCACCTTGCGCCGAGATCTGGAGCATCGCCTGGAAGGCAGCCCGGTGACGGTCATTCAGCCATACGTGCTGGGGATGGAAGACAACGACACCAAGGGCAAGCCCCTCAAGAGCGAGCATATCGCCGAGGCCATCCTGGCGGAGATCGCGCCAGACCAAACGCCGCGGAACAGCTCGCAGGCCCGCTGGGCGCAACTGCACAAGGCTCTGAAGGCCAGCCACACCGCAGGCTCGCGCCACCTGCTGATCATCGAGGAGGCACACAGCCTATCGACCCCGACGATCAAGCACCTCAAGCGCTACCGCGAACTCGAACTGGGCTACACGAAGCTGGTGTCGATCATCCTGATCGGTCAGCCCGAACTGCTCATCAAGTTGTCGCCGCGCAACGGCGAAGTCCGAGAGGTGGCCCAGCGCATCGAGATCGTCGAGTTGCCGCCGCTCACGGTCGGCGGGCTGGAACAGCACCTGGCGTTTCGTTTCGAGCGGGTTGGCAAGCCACTGAGCGATGTGATCGATGCATCCGGCCTGCAGGCCATCATCGAGAGGCTGGGGGGCGTCAAGGAAAACAAGCCCAGCCTGCTCTATCCCCTGGCCATCGGCAACCTGGTGAAGGCCGCTATGAACTATGCCGCGCTCGTCGGCGAGCCGCGCGTCACTGCTGACGTGGTTCGGGAGGCCTGACATGAACGTCGTACCGATCACTGGCCGCCTCCCTGAAGAGCAGCCGAAAGCTACCCATCTGCCGCTCTGCACAGTACTGACGCCAGAGCTGGCCCGCTGCCTGGAAGCAGTCAACAGCGCCACCCGCGCCTTGCGCCAGGCCGGCATTCCGATTGAGCAGACGTCGGTGCTCGATCGCCGCCTGTTTATCCGCGAAGAGGATTCGCTGCGGCTGCACCGCCGCTTCCGCAACGCCATCCGCGGCATTCGCCAGACCACTCGCGGGCTGGTCACCGTCCATGTCGTCAGCCTGCTCGGTGTTGACGTGGCCTGGACGACCCCGGTGAAGGAGCAGGACCAATGAGCAGCTTTCCGGTAACCGTAAAGAAGCTGGCTGGTCGCCTACACACCGTTGCGCGCCATTTGGATCTGGAACCGGATGAAGTCGAGCTGTTCGCCAGCATTCAGGGTGTGCGCGTTCCGCTGCTCAACACGACGTTCCAGGTCGACGACGACGGAACGCTCTTGTTCCTGGGTGGATTCGACGGATTCCTTGACGAGCTGAGGGCGCAGGTAAAGGAGGCCGAGCAAAACTTGGTCACGGAGTGCAACCGGTACAACGACCTCTGGCTCCAGTTCGATCAACTGCGAGCCAGCAGCGACCGGCTCTGCAACGAGCTGGCTGTGATGTGCGAAGCACAACTCGTCGGAGATCACAACTTGGTCATGCGCAAGGTCGAGCAGTTCACCGACCGCTACCGCGAGAACTTTAAGCAGGCCGCGGCCAACGGGAGGGTGCACTGATGAACAAAGGCACAAAGCGGAACCAGTGCGACGGCTGCCAGGCCGGCGTGCCGCTGGAGAACGGCAAGCACCGAATGGGACGTCCTGGTGGCTACCCCGACCTCATGAGCTGCACAGCCCATCTCTATGGGGCGCCGCAAGTACAGCCTGTGGCATGGGCCATTTTCGACGGCGCCTGGATCTCGGACCACACGGCTGATCCAAACCGAGCGGAGCAATGGGCTGAGGATGGCAAGAACGTGATCGCTCTTTTCGCGATGCCGGTCCAGCAGCCGGTATCTGCTTTCGCTCGGGATGTGCTGGCAGAACGGCAGCGGCAGATCCGACAGGAAGGCTTCAGCCCCGACCATGACGCTGAGCACCGAGGCGGTGAACTAGCGCTGGCTGCTACCTGCTACGCCGACGAAGCCGTTACGCAGATCTGCCAGCCAGAACGAGAACCGTGCCTGACGCAACTGGTGCCGGGCTGGTGGCCGTTCGAGCCATCCTGGTGGAAACCCAGCCTGGACGCTCGAAAGAACCTAGTGAAGGCCACGGCGCTGCTCCTCGCACAGGGTGACGCGCTCGACCTGCAGATTGATACCGAGCTGGAGGGACGTCCCCATGGCTGATGTTCTGGAAATCGACTGCCCCGCGTGCAGCACTCCGTACCCCGAAATCACCGCAGGCTCTGCAGCTCATGACCCGAGCCTGATCGAGCTGGTGATCACCTGCAGCAACTGCGGACACATCCTGAATGCGTTCGTCTCCCTGGCTGAGATGAGCGTTGTACCGAATCCCGAAGAGGAAACCTCCCATGGCTGAACAAACAGTGCATGTTCCCGCCGGCTACCGCATGGACGCCAAGGGGCGCCTGGTACCTGAAGAAATGATCAAGCCCATTGACCTGGAGCGCGACCGCCTTGTGCAGGAGATCGTTGCCAAGGGGAAGGCTCTGAACAAGGCGTTGCTGGATTTCAAACTGGCAACATTCGGCGATATCGAAGCCTTCATCACCCTGTCGGCCGAGCAGTACCAGGCGAAGGTAGGAGGCAAGAAGGGCAACGCCTCTCTGGTCAGCTTCGACGGTCGCTACAAGGTCATTCGGGCCATGGCCGACAACATCGCCTTCGACGAGCGCCTGCAGGCGGCCAAGGCGCTGATCGACGAGTGCCTCCACGAATGGACGGAAGGTGCTCGCGCGGAGGTCATCACGCTGATCAACGATGCGTTCCGCGTGGACCAAGCTGGGAACATCCGTACCGGCAGCGTGCTTGCCCTGCGCCGCCTGCAGATCGATGACGAACGTTGGCAGCGTGCAATGCAGGCCATCGGCGAGGCTGTCCAGGTCGTGAGCACCAAGGCGTACGTGCGTATCCAGGAGCGGGTCGGGGACACCGACCAGTACCGCTCCATTCCTCTTGATATCGCGGGGGTGTGAGATGGCCAAAGAGATCAACATCGACACCATCATGTCGCAGGCCCAGGTCTTCGCCAGCGCCTGGTCGCTGGTCGGGGGCACATTCGACGACGGCCACGCCATCGAGAATGCGGAGGAAGCCAAGGCTAAATTGCGCGAGATGCTGGAAGACTTCTGCTCAAACACTGACCTGCAGCGCGTGGCCGAGTTGCTCGTTTCCTGGCACCAGAGAGGCATAGGCAATATTGACCAGGTTCTGAGCGCGCCGTCAGGGATGGAAATCCACCTGGGTGACGATCCGATCGTGCTGAGCGGCCCGAGGGCTATAGGGTTTCGAATGGGTCTGCAGGTCGCTCGCCTCTGGCTTGGCGAACTGCCGCTGTCTCTCAGTACGAACGAGCCGGTAGAGGAGGTGTGAAGTGGCTAGCAATCTCGAAGTAGTCACCCAACTGATGGAGTACTCGCGCTCAGGTCCATTGATGCAAGTGATGATTTTCCAGGCCCTGGACCAGTTCAGCAGCGGCGTTCTGGCCAGCCCGGAGGGTTCCTTGCGCAATGCCATTGTCTCGGAAGAGGCTTGGAGAGCTTGCGCGAAGGAAATCCAGCAGACCCTTTCCAAGCACTTGCTGGAGCAATGACATGGAGCGCTACCACTCAACGGCCGGCGATCCACCTCGGCGTGATGCTGACGTAAAGCGGCAGGAGGCCCAGGAGCTGGACGAACTGGTTCAGCAGTTCTTGGCCGGCGGCGGGCAGATCGAGAAAGTCGGGTACAAGATGCGCGAGCTGCCGGACACTTTCGTCATCAACCCCATGAGGACGCCGGTATACAACGGTGCCCTGGCCGAGAACTCGTCGCTCAAAGCCAAGCCTGCCGCACCGCGCGCGCAAGCAAAGACCGAGCCCCAACGCTCACCAGCGCCCGTGCCGGCTTTGCAGCCGGCTCCTGGCGTGAACCCGAAGGTCTGGTTGAGCCGGATGATCGCCGCCCAGGCGCTGCTGGCCGCGCAGACGGCCAGGCTCGCTCGCGAATTGGGCGTCAGCGATGCTGAGCTGCGCCGGCTGGGGCGTCGGCATGGCATGGAGGTGTTCCATGGCACTCGCTAGGGGGCTGCTCAGCAAGATCCACATCGCTCGTCAGCAGCTCGGCCTGCAGGACGATGTCTATCGGCAGAAACTGCAGGTGATGTTCGGCAAGGGATCGGCGCGGGATCTCAACCTGCGCCAGGCCGAGCAGTTGCTGACGGAGTTCAAGCGCCTGGGCTGGCAACCACAGCCCAGCAAGCGAGCAGCCGGCAAGCCGCACAATTGGCGGCAACTGCCAGCGGAGGTCGAGGTGATCGAGGCTCAACTCACCAACATGGGGCTGCCTTGGAGCTACGCCGATGCGATCGCCAAACGCCAGTTTGGCGTAGCCAAAGTGGCCTGGCTGAAGAAGCCTGAACAGCTCAAAGCAGTGTTGGCTGCCCTGCATGTTGAGCAGGAGAAGCGCGGGCTTTTGGGTAACGTGGAGGAACTGCTCAAGCTGCTCGGCGAGCATGATCCAAACTGGAGGGCGGATCTGGAACACCTGCCCAAAGGCTGGGAGCGGCGACGTCCAATTCTCAAGAGCCTGGTCGAAACACTGCGTGCAGCAGCGTCTGCTCGGGGGCTCTTGTAATGCAATTGCAGTGCCCCTGCTGCGGCGAGCAGTTTCCTGTAGAGGCCGGGTTCGCAGATACCGACGGCAAGAGGCTGGCGGCGCTGTTTGCCGGCCTCGATCCGAAACTGGGCCGCGCAATACTCAATTACCTACGCCTGTTCAGTCCAGCCAAGCGAGGCCTACGCATGACGCGCGCCATAAAGCTTGTGGAGGAACTACTCAACCTGGTCAATACAGGCACAGTGCAAAAGGATGCCCGCTCCAACGACACCAAGCCGGCTTCGCCGCGTCTATGGACCACCGGCATCGAGCAGATGATCACCGGCCGCGAGCGCCTGCAACTGCCGCTTGAGAACCACAACTACCTGCGCGCGGTGGTGTGGGGCCTGGCCAGTGATCCAGCGCAGGCTCTGGCCGCTTCCTCAAAGCGGCCGCAGGCCGGTGGACCCAGCACCCAGCAATTGCTCCAAGACCAAGTCGGTCGAATTCAGTCCGATATCGTGTTGGGGTTGATTACTAAAGAGGATGGAGAGCGCCAGATCGCGGCGCTGAAGGGGGGAGCATGAAGCAGAGTTCGATTCTGGCGGAAACTCGCCATGAGCTGCTGGACGACATTGCGGCACATACAGCAACAGTACTGTCTGAACATGGTATTGACGCTGGCCTGGCTGAACAGGCCGGCCACGCGGTAGCTGACCATCTGGCGAACCAGTGGCGTGGCGCCACGCTGTACATCCCCTCCGACTATCGCCACCAGGTTACCAAGCGTGATCTCCAGATACTCTCCGAGTTCAACGGACGAAACCATCACGCCCTGGCCCGGAAGTACGGACTGACGCCCAGCTCTATATATAAGCTGTTAAAGCGTATTCAGGATCGGAAGTTCGAACGTGACCAGGGCAAACTGGACCTCGGCGACGGCCTGGCCTGA